TGCCTCGATATAATCAATGCTCTTACTCAAATTGTATCGCTCCGCCTGCTGATTACCCGTTGTCCAAGCAACTTTGTCGTAACCGTTCTCGGCTGCATAACGGAGCATTCGTTTCATAGCCAGCTCGGCCCAATTCTTTTCAAAGGGAGCATCGGGAACAAGACGCCTTTGTTTGTCCGAAACATCTTCATAAATAAGACCTAATCGGTCAAGCTCAACTTGAAGCCGGTCGTAATGAGCAACCTCCTCATCTGTTGCCTCACCCATCCAATACTGATCTCCGTATTTGGCGGCCATTTCGGATTCAAAAGCCGCCGCCCTGCGATAGGCTTCATCGGCATCCTCCCGGGCTTTTGCAACATCCCATCTCAAGGCCTCAGTCTCAGCCTTCTTATACTCTTGATTATATCGGCCATTCAATTCAAAGAATTCATCCTTTGCTTGTACGAATTCTGCGCTTTGCAGATCCGCATCTGATTGCAAATACCGTGAGTATATTTTACCGGCGTCCTCGAGCCTTTTGTATAGATTTTTCAATGAGGGATTGAGCCTATGGATAATTTGCGACTTCTCCCTTAAGAGTTTGAATCTCTCCACCTTCTCGTCTGTGGATAACCCAACAACTGCACGTCCTTCAAGGGTTTGCAATCTTTTTTCGATGGCCCACAGACGAGCATCTATGTACCCATGCTCTCTTCCTTCCTGGTGCCGTTTGCTCTGCACCTCATCAATCACAAGCACGCGCAGAGCCTTTTCTATGCTCTCAATCTCTTTCGCGGAAAGGCTTTGCAAATGGTTGATTTCGTCAGCCGTCATAGCATCGGATTCCTCGCCCTCTTTGCTTCCGTATTTTTGACGCATCGATGCAAGATAATCATCTACATCTTTCTTTGCAGCAATGGCCTCATCCGTTGGAGTCGTAGTCTCGCCAAAGCGAATCCACGCAATGGCTCGGCCTCCACCCGCATCGCCAAAATGAACTTCATCGCTGGTGTTCCATGGCTCAATCGTGGGAACGGTGAGTGCAATCTCGCGATTGCCATTCAACCCTCTTGTGGTATACTCCTCTCGAAGGTGGTAGATAGGAGCATCATCCTTGAGATGCAATAATCTCCTCGCATCACTCGCCTTATTGACGCGCAAGCCGCCAAAGTCCACCATGAAGGCTCGATCAAAGTCATCTCCGTACTTGTCCCACATCTCGCCCCATGCCCCAAGATAGGCATCAGATAAGGTTCGATTGAGGGTAATATGCGCTCTTTCCTCGGCGTCATTCAGAGCGGTTGTATCAAAGAGATCTGAGAATCCATACTTCTTCGCCATGCGCTCCTCGAATTCTTCAAGATTTCGGCGCGCTTCATCTTCATATCGGCGCAAGATACTCCGATACTCATCTCGTAATGCAGCAAACTCAGGAGTAGCCTCGATTGCCGAATCGCTGCTATAACGAGCTTCCTCAATCTGGATTTGATTCTCGTTGATGTAGTCGAGCACCTCCTTCTTGGTGAGCGTCTTCTTCTCCGAATCCTTCAACCAATCCGATAAGCCTAACCACTTATCCTCGCCGGCCTTCAAACCGCCAGCCTTCTCGATCATCTTCAACCACTGCTCGGGCGTAGCCTTCTCCTGCTTGATACCCATAACGGCAATCTTCGCATTCGACACAAAGACCGGAGCGGGACCGATATTAAACATAACCCTATTTGATGTGGCGGCAACCTCCTTAACCGCCTTCATGCGGGCCACCTCATCATTTGCACGATAGGTGACTACTGAAAGGCCGGCATCCTTCAGCGATTTCACGATATCATCGCTCACGCCACTCGGGACAACCACGCCGGCAAACTCGTTGAAGTACACGGGGCGCTCAAACTTCGTCTCGAAATACATCACGGGATATTCGGTACGAATGGCCTTAATCATATCGTCCAGGCGCTTCGCATCTTCATCCGACAGCTCTACTCCATATTCCTTTTTAAGGTAAGTCTTCGGCGACTTTTTAGTAGCAGCCTCCGCTAAACGCTCAAATCCATAGTCCTCGTAGCCGGTAGCGTTAGGCTGACACTTTTCTGCGAGGTCGAACAAAACAGCGCTCCACTTATCCTTGAACGCCTCTACCTCCTCGTATGAAGTTTTGAGCTGTCCTTTGCGTTTACGAATAGCATCAAGGGTTCCCTCCGGCTTCAATAACTGCGCTGCGAATCTCGAGAAGCCTACAGTGAAGCCCGTAGCGCCGGCTCGACCTTGCTCACGCATCTCTTTCGATGCATTCTCCAAAGTGTTGGGAACATATTTTCTGTTGCCGCTTGGGGTGTAGCCCTTAAATATAACCTCCTCTACAGCATAACGATCTATTAAGGAGTTTACCCATTTTGCATACTCCTGCTCCAAACCGTCCTCCTTAATCTTACGCTCGGCCAATAGTGCAGTATAAGGCGCATCCACGATACCGCTTGTTGCGGCGTCGCGAAGTACATCGCGAACGAACCTACTGACGGCATCATAGTCATACCCATACTCATTGATAGTGTCAATAACCTCCTGAGCCTTCTTGCCGATCAGTGAATTAGCACCACGCTCGGCGATGAACTTCTCGCTACGACTGATGGCTCGTTTAAGGTGCGCATCAAATTCATCGCGGCTGCCATTATGCTCCTTCTGGATGTAAAGGCCTAAAACCTGCTGGCGCTGCTCGGGTGTGAGGTAATAGAACTCTTTACCTCCCGTTAAGGCGAGCATTGCATCACGAAGTTCCTGACTATACTCTGCTTTTACAGTGTGCAACTCGGGGGCTTCTCCTCGCTCATGCAGGAACATGTAGGCCAAGGCATCTCCGGCTCGACCATCCAGCCAGGAGTTTAATGCAAGGCGCACAGTGTTCCGCATTGGATCCGGCAACGATGCAATGTCTTTCGAAGCTTGGTCATTTCTCATCCTACGCTCTACTTGCGGATAAGTGGGAGTCCATGCGTCACCGAAATAAGTTCCGATATTCTTGCCCGTTTCTTGAGCCACAAGCGAAGAGGGGAGGACAAGGGTTATGTCGCCGTAACCAGTGTGCTGCTGCGTGTTGGAATCAATAACCGCCACGCTCGGGTTCGCCAAGCCACCCATTCGGAGGGCCTTTCGCAATTTCTCCTCGGAGATATTGTGCAGTCCGACCAAAGATGGATTCTCTACGCTAAATGAAGTTCCCGGTACAATCTTTGGATTCTCAAAATTTTCCACTATCTTTGTAGCGGAATCAAGCTCTTGTTTATTTGAGGCTTCCGCGATTGGTGCGGAGATGCGCAAATAAGCAAGGGCTTTCTCTTTATCCACTACGGTGAGATACCCTTTGTTAATCCAATTTAAGATGCCATCCCCGTCTTTACCGAATATAGTCTTAACAATATCAAAGTCTATATCCGATCCTGCGCCTACATCTACGGATACGAGGAAGTTCCCATCCGCAGTCTTTAGCTCGGTTAGAATGGAGCGATTACCCGGTTTTCGGTAGTTATCAAACACTGCAATAGGATTAGCTATAGCTGTCGGCAATCCCTTCAATTCAGATGCAACAAACCCATGCTTACGCATTTTTTTAAGCAACTTGCCCCCATACAGCCTTATGGGCTTATTCACCACACCGCCCGCTATCAACATAGGCGACGGCAATCCGAGATTAAATATAACAGCAGTGGCATTCTCTTCACTAAAACCTGCTAACTGTTCATTGAATTTTTGCTCCACGGCTTGTAATTGAAAATCGCGCTTCTGCAAGGCCTCTTCAACCATCTCGGGCGTAGCTTCAACGACTTCAATACCGGCTTCCTCCAATGCCATGATAGCAGCCTCTGTGGCCAACTGTGCAGCCACAGAACTGTCTGCTGGCACCGCTTCGTCGGCTATCGCAAACGGCGTTTCATCCTCGACACTCAACTCTTCGTCACCAATCAATCCGGGGTCATCAACTTTTTTTTGTGCAACCTCTTGATTATTTGGTGCGGATGTTGTATTTTTGTTGTCAGAAGAATTGAGTGTAGAGGTAGTGATCATGCTGGGGTCCGCTTGTGTGCCGCTTGGTTCAGCGTTCCGCGATGCCTCATCAGTTTCGGCAGGCTGTTTAGCCGTAGTATGGCGGTTATACACTTCCTTTCTATTTTTACCGTAGGACGTCTTAAAGATTCCTGCGGTATTTATATTCCAGTAAGTACCATCGCCAGACAGCTCCACCATCAAGGTATTATTATGCTTATCTGTAATTTGCAAAAGATAGGTGTTGTTGCCATCTCTTACATTACCTTCCTTGATAACCTCGTAGTTTTGCGCTACATCCTCGATGAAGTCCACAACGGATTTATATCCCGCCTTACGGATTTGATCTCCATGACGAGCCTCGATATGGACTAAACCGTAGCCATCATTGGTGGCCTTGTTCGTGATCATGCCTTCACTTAGCAAGATAGGAGCAGGGGGCAAACCGCTTTCTTCGGATATCTCCCCAAACTCCACATTGCCAGATGAGGATAGCACGAATTGTCGGCCATTCTCATCAACCTCAGATGAAAGTTTATAACTCCCATCTTCATTTGAAAGACCTTGGCGCTCACGCTCATAGGCTCTACGCGCCTGCTCATCCTCATAATCCAATGCTTCCTCCTCTTGGTTCAGGCTGGCCGCCAATTGTTCCAAAGCCTTTCGGGCGGAGCCAACAGTGTCGACCGAAGACAACACATCGATGACCTTATCGCGAAGCTCCGTCTCATCATAGCGGATACCTTGCGCATCAAGGCGCTCACGCAGCTGCTCGGCATACTCCTCGGGGGTAGGGGCATCGCTTGCCAGCAAACCAATGCGCCGCTTACGCTCAGCATCGGCAGCGGACAAGCCGAGCTCTGCGCCAAGGCCTCGACTTACAACCGACCCGTTCGTATCCTTATCCTCCCAACGGAACTTGACACCCGTGGCCACATCATACAATATGAGGCTTTCCACATTGGGGAATCCGCCCGGGAACAACTCCGCCATACGGCCAGCGAAATCCTTTCTCAATCGGTTTTGGCGGGTCGAATTATCCTCAACAGCCTCTGATAAGCCCATGATGCCTAATACAGAAACGTAACGCGCCTTATGCGCCTTTACTGCTTCCAGCTTGGTTTCCAGCTCCGGAAGTTTATTCGGATCCGTAATCGCTGCGATTTTCTTCTCTATATCGGCTATCGCCTTGTTGTCTGCCTTGATGTTGTTACGGGCAACGAGCTCCGTCTTATCAGCTCCCAATGCCGCTGAATACTGCTCCACGAACATCTCCGGAGACATCGCATTGTAGTCCGGCTGACCGTTCTTCAAGGTAGGAATCTCGGAGGCTGCAACATTTTTTTGCGCAACCTCTTGATTATTTGGTGCGGATGTTGTATTTTTGCTCTCAGAAAGAGTAGCCCCACCGGGTATAGTAGGCTGAGCTCCTTGTGTCGAGGCGGTGGATTCGGATGGCAAGGTCGCATCACTAATGTAGGTCAGCATACCCTCCTTTAAGAGACGCTTAATTCTGGGCGTCTCTTTTTCTTGATTGGAGATTACCACCTCACGACCGTCTTTGCGAATGGTTACGGATGCGAACTTATACATACGCAATCCATCAGCATTCGTAAAGGCCTTCAAGAACACGAAGGAACTATTTCTTTCCGTGGGCGCTGCATCGCCGGCAGAACTCTTCTCCTCGATAATAACATCAGGATTTTCGAGCGTTGGCTTCACCATGCCAAGCTTTCCCTCCCTACCCTTTCTCGATAGCTTGAGGTATTGATTCTCGCCCATCTTCACATCACCGATAGGCGTTTCTACTATGCCATCCTCACCAAACTGGGCGTCCCAATTCTCGGGGGTCAGTTCTAATTCTGGGGCAACCGTCGCATTCTTCTCCATCCGAGAAATCACGGCTACGGCCTCCTCATCGGAAAGACTACGGCCGATCATCGGATTAGGCTCTGCCCCCACAGGTACCTTCGTTGCCTCTGCGATCTCGGCCGCCGGCGCTTGCTCGGCTTGCTGTTCTGCTGCCGGCGGACCAGCTTGTTGTGATTCTTGCGCCGGCTGCTGCATAGTCTCCACTGCTGATTTCATAGCCTGACCTGCAACTTCCGCAACCTCATCCACAGAGATAGCCTCATCAATGGAGTCAATATCTCGAATGGAGCAAAGGCGTCTATCGCCATTGTCGTACTGTACGACAACAGTAGGTTCTGAAGCCTCGTAATCCAACTCGCCATTCTCGGCGTTATACACGATGGTCTTACCCTTGATGATATGTACAGCCGTTCCATCCGTCATCGTGGCCTCGTAGACGACATCATCGTCCATGTTCTTAATCGTCTCCGCTTGCGCTCTTGCCTGGTTTGAAGCCTCGGTTACCGCCTGCTGAACAGCGTCTGTCTGCTCACTCTGAATTTCTTCCCCGGTGTGGACTTCACGCACCTCCTCATTTGCCAGCTGCGCCTCCTGCACCTCGGGAGCCGGCTGCAAAATCTCCTCGAATTGGAATACGCCTGTATTACCCTGCGAGTCGACCAGTTCATAGGCTCCTGGGTACACCCTGTTCACCATGCCACGGATGCCCGACAAGGTTTCTACCTCGTCACCAGGAGTGTAAACCGTAAGCCCCGCTCTTGCAATAATGTCGTTGATATCATCCACAGACACCCCAGCCTCTGCCGCCATGCGAATGCGGTCTGCGATATGCGCCAGCTCCTGCTGATTCTCCTGAACGCGGAAAGCTCGGGCGTAACTGCCGGAGATCGCTTCTTGAAGTTCCTTATCGCCTATCTCTCCATCATGCGCAGCAACCTGCAACTGCTCCAAGGCTGGTACCATGCGAGCCAAGCGATCGGCCTCTGCGGCACTATAGTCGCCCACATCGAGTTTCGTCTGCACCGTAATGAAGTCCGTGGCGTTAGCCATATCATTGCGGGTAAGAGTCTTATCCCACCCGAGATTAGAGAGCACCCTACTGCGCTCGGAGAGGTCATCTATCGTCGATGCTTCGATGAGCTTGGCCTTTAGTGCCTCATTCTCTATTCTATCGAGTGCGCGCTTGCGTGTGCGCTCGAGCTGACTGCGAAGTTTTGATTCTCCAGTTGCCCAGTTCACACCCCTATTGATGGCCGAGAAACCACCCGAGAGCATTGCAGACACACCGCCGAGCTCCCACCAGTAGTCCTTTGTCGCCATCTGTCGCCACCCCTCATCATCTCCGGTCAGCAGGTTCACCATGGCATCACCATACGCCTCAGAAAGCACCTCTCCTCCAAGGCTGTAAATCTTACCGGCGCGTTTGATAAATTGAGGAATCGCATTCTTCACGGGTCCCGACAACGACTCCGCGGCCAGTCGACGAATGATATTTTTGCGCGGAAGGCTCTTCGCGAATGACTTCACACCATAATCCAACCACCCTCCGACATCCTCCGACTGCATCTCAAAGTAAGACTCCAGAGCCGAGCGCACAGCATCACGAAGCGCCGAGGTTTCATTCTTTCCGATGTATCGTTCAACCTCTCCTGTAGCCTCATTCACGCGCTCCTCAACCTGGAATTGATTAAGGCGCTTATCGGTGTAGGTTCGGTAGGTGTAGCCCGAGAAGGGAACACGGGCCGCCGCTCCCACTGCACTTTCAGCTACCTTAAGAGCTCCCTGCTGCAATGCCCTTTCTATGCTCGAGGCGGCAGAGTTATTCACGGCTCGTTTCAGGGCGGTCTTCGCTGCAGCGCGAGTAATACCCTTTGTGGCTGCCGAGGCTACGCCTCCGGTGCCAATCATCTGCGCGACAAAGCCAAGACTCTGCGCGCCGCCTCGGGCAATGTTGGCAAGCGTGGTGCGACCTCCAAGGAGTTCGATAGCCTCTTCGGCATCGTTTGATATCTCAAATGCATCCACCAGCACCTGCTCGTTCTTGGTAAGTTGTTCACCTCGGGAGCTTTTGTTCAAAGCCTTGAGCAGAGCGACATTATCGGCTACGTTCTTCAAATCCATGGTGATGATATTGCCGAGGTCAAATCCCTCGCCGAATCCCGACCAGAAGTTGTTCTTGCGTAGCGTGCGAACTTTCTCCAGAGCCTCATCAATCTTGTGACTGGCTATGCCTCCTCCATCGCCAGACTGCGCACGCGATTCATTCATAGCTGCGCCGATAGCCGCATAACCACCTCGGGTATGAGTCGCCGGCTGGCGCTTTGGGGGCTTTATGAGCTCCTTCAATGCAGCGAGGCGGCTTTCCATCTCATTGGCGAGGTTTTCACGATAGCGACGCTCCGAGATACCCACATTACGCAAGAACCACTCATTGCGGTATTCCGCATCCTCCTTGAATCGCTGCTCATGTAGACGCTCATCATTGTAGGATGCGATATATTGGTCTACAACCTGCTGCGGGTAGCTCTCTTCCCCGATGCGGTATTCAATGAGCTCCTCGCCGTCGCTAAGTGTTTGAGTGTGTTTGTAGGGCTCCACATCCTCCTGCGAGAGGAGCGCTCCGGCCCCGATGCGATCTTGGAACGCCTCGCGGAAAGACTCCTCTCGAGCGCGGTCCTTGTTTACTGCATTCTCACTAAAGTCGAGCTTGAATACCGGCTGTCGGTTCGATGACTCAATCTCCGATAGGAATGCCTGCTCATTATCTTTGAGTTCTTTGTCTGACAGGCCAAACTCTGGCTGCAGTTTGTCCGAAGGTGTGCCCCAGACATCTGCAGGTGCCGTCGAGGTCTTTAGTCCTTGCTGGGTGCCTGCGGGAATATTTGATGGTTCGGCCGCATCCGCAGCAGGGCCAAACATCTCTTCTAATATGTCGCTGTATTTATCTCTTGCCATTGTTGTCGCTATTTATGGTACCATTGGGTTTCTTTGCGTCGGGGAGCTTACGAACATGAGCGATAATATCTCCAATAGGAACTCCTCTGCTCATGGTGGCCGAAACAACACCCCAATCGGAGCCTTTCGCTTCGAGTAAGCCTGCGAGTTCGAGAACGTCCTTTTCTGTTACTCCCGCCCGAGCGAGGGTTTTCGCAATAGACGAGTATGCACGCAGCTGCTCCTCGGGATATTTAGAATATGGCTGCGTCACAATGCGCGCCCCGCCGTCTTCGTCGACGGTCTTAACAAATCGCTCTTTCGGGAGCATCGCATACAGGATTCTGCTTTCGTCCTCCGTGAGTCCGTTAGTCGGTTTCTGGCTTTTGTTTGCGGCTCGTATCTGCGCTGCCTTGATTTGGTTCTCGCGGTCGAGCGCAGATTCTTCCTTCTCAAACGCTCGCTCCTCACGAGCCTTCTCGGCATCGTACTGCTTCTCACGCAATCTACGCTCGTAGTCTGCAATGATTTTATCATAGGACATGCGCTCATTCTCGTACCGGTCTGCCTCATCTTTGGCCGCATCGACACGTCCCTGCTGTTGTTGCATGCGGATGCGAGCCATCAAAGCCTCGTACTCCTTTTGATCGGCCAGGCCCTTATCCTTAAGGTCCTGGAGTTTCTGCATGGTCTTGTTATACATCCCCATGGGAGCGGTTACATAACCCTCACCACCTCGGCCGAAGGCAACGATTCCCTGGCCAATGGTGCCGACGAGCTCGCCCAAAGCCTGGGCGATAGCAGCACGTCGCAGACGCTTCTGCTCACCTGTTGTGTCTACGGGTTTAGGGACGAATCCGGCCATCACATCTCCCGTCTCTTCATACACCTTGCGCCAGTTCTTCTTGGCTTGCGCCTCGGCGGTCGCCACCTCATCACGTCGCTGAACCAATCGATCATAGATACCACCATACCTAAGATCGCCATCCTGTACAGAGGGTTGTTGCGTGGGAGTCGAGGGCGTAACCGGACTCACAGGCGCAAACTCCTGTTTCACGATACCAGCCTGCTGCTGTTCTCGCTTCTTCTCCTCTTCGGTCATCGCTATATATTTATTTTGTATTTTTCAGAAAGAAACTCGTTCTCGGGAAGATACCCCGAGGCAGCCATATCCCTCACTGTATTGGATGGTTTCACCGGCGTAGATGTTGAGTTGCGGCCTGCGCTTGAGCCCATCAAAGATGACAATGTACCGGCAGCTCCGGCGACGCCACTCACAAGATTCTGTGCCCCCGAGGTACTCCCAATGCCCATTAGCGCATCGTCGATGGCACCACTCTGCTGCATGTAAGCATCACGCACGCGGTCACGATATCGCTCTCCCATGCCGGCAATCTGCGACACAACATCTGCGTAACCACGATTCAAACGTGACGCATACGCGGCTCGAGCTTCGTCAGTCATACCGCCCTTGATGGCACTCGTATCTGCAGCCTTCAACTGCTCATCGATATTCTCGCGCACAGCGCGTAGGGCCGCCTGCGAATCGGCACGAGCGAGATAGTCCGACTCAAGAGCAGCTTCACGCCAGGCGTCCAAGCGTCGCTGCTTACGCTCGAGAGCTCTGCGGTTCTTGCGGGCCTGCTTGTTGGCTAATGCACCGGATGCAATAGAACCGGCCGCGGATATCGCAGCCATCACAATGGGAACCCATCCCAATAGCACGTCCGGATGATTGCCCGCAGGCGATACACCCTCCATGCATTTGCTCATGTAATGCACAGCGAAGCAGAGGAGCAGAACCCCGACATACTTCGCTACACCTAACAAAATATTACTCTTCATTTTAGTATTGATTATTTGTGCCGAAAATAAATATTTATATTTATATTTGCACAAAGAAAACTGCACAAAAAAATACCATAATGGCACGCAAAAGACCAAAGCGCAAAGATGAGTCTCAAGGGGCCCTTTCGAAGCAAGAGAGAGATAAGCTGATATGCTATCGCTACGCTCAATGCAGGAACGCCACAATCATAGGCAGGGAGTTTGGCGTCAGCCGTATGTATGTGACGCGGGCATGGGACAAGCTCACCGAGGATGAACGTGAAGCCATCGAGCACACCAAAGAGCAGGTTGACGAGGAGCTGAACCAGAAGATTCTCGACGCTGAACGCATCGCTGGAGATCACTTCATGCGGAATGTGATCGCGGCACGCGAACTGGCCGGACGGGAGATTCTGCGCAGGTTCAACGACGCTAATATCAGGGACATCAGCACCAAGGATTTTACGGCCCTCACAAGGTTGTTGTGCAACATTGTCACACCCGAGGAGCAGGATAATCCCGAGGAGCGCGAGAAGCAAGACACCTTCCGTCAGCGACGTGAGTCCATCCGCGCCAACATCGAACAATCATTAATCAACTAACATATGGACAACAACAGACAAAGAGTGTCAATGCCTATCCGAGGTCTCGACACATCAAGCACAGACATCAATGCGCCGGATGGAGCCATGCAGGAGCTGCACAACCTCCGGTATTCGGGAGAAGCCTGGCGCAACGTAAAGCCCTTTAAGGTGGTTGAGCGATTCAGAATCACCACCAAGGCCGCCAATCTTATCGAACGCGGGTGGGATGCAAGCACAGGTGAACCCTATATAAAATCTCGCTTCCCGGTGGCCTCTGATATAGTTATTACGGCCTATTGGTATGACGTGGATGGCGAATACACAAGCACGACAACGGCTACTCTACATGTAGGAGAACAATCTGTGGCAATAGACGAGTCTCAAGAATCATTCGGATGGATAGAGATAGATGTCAAGGAGGATGATTATTTCCTCTACTACACCCCGAAAGATTCAGCACCGATTATTCCCTCTTTGGACGACGAGATCATCTATCAGCATCCGGCAGACGAGGAGGATGTATACATCGCTCGCAGAGTACAGGCAGACGGGACCATTACGCTACTTCGAGCGAGCATCAAATACGGCACATATGTCATATTGGGTGTTATCGCCGAAGGACTGCCGAGCGATATCACCCTATCGCATTTTGGGAAGATATTGATTATTAATCTACATGAAAAACAAGAAATCCGCTACTACAAGCTTACGCCAGACCGATATAAAAGCATTAATATCCCCTCTGCTCCCATAATCCGACAAAGCACAACTCTATCCCAAACTGGATACGATGATGATAGGAATCCGGCCACTCAAATTATCATTCCAACCCAGGTTGGAGATAGAAACCTTATCCTATCAACACAAGTTCCCTATTTCCCGATTTACGACATAGAGAATGAGTTATTTGGTATTTCTCAGTTTAATCAAGATGCGTTTTGGGGCGAGATATGCTACTTTGCAGTATTTCAAACCGAGGGTGGCGAGTTAATTCGCCCCGGGGCATTGAACATCTCTGCCGCCGAGCCATTTTATCATGGGTACGGAGCATTAGAGTACATCCCCTATAATGCAGGGAGAGGAGATCGGGAGCGAATGCTAAAACCTACCGGTAAAATCATCAACGAAGCAATGATTACAAATGGAGCATGGTGGTTTACTATTAAGGGTGGAGACTTGTTAAACACGGATGATAAAGATAGGTGGGTAGTACCATTCTGCTTTCACATAAAACCTGCTATTACTATTTCAATTCCTGAAGGTATTGATGAAGATATTATCACAAGTGTAAATATATACTCCACCAGGGTTAATTCAATGTGGGATATCAATAAGATAAAAAACTACTGCGATAAGTATAACATATCCACCGACCCTGGCTCGCCCTCATTTGACTCGGCGGCGTCAACCATTACAAGCAGATTCGACCAATTCTTTGCAGACAACAAGTTGCCTGAGCAGCCTTTCTATCTACTCAAGTCAATACCAATAAAAGACTTCCAGAACGGAAAATATCAAATGTGGATTACCGCCTCGCTATTAGAGGGGATCGAGCAGAAAACTATGTATAATGCCATTAGTGGCCATGACACGATCTTCGAGAGTTCGATGGAGTACAATTCAAGATTACACATCAATGGTGTATCCTCTATTTTGAACAGCGGATTTAGTGAGGAGTTTTTCGACAAGGAGGTTCTTACACCACAAGAAACGCTTAATATTGCAGAAATCACAATTGATGATAAGACATATCATCCATGTAGGATATCGCCAGCGGCAATTATCAATGAGCTTGTGACAACTAAAATACTGTCTTACCCAGACTATAGAGCAACGTATATCCTCAATTATGGCTACAAATACAAACTGAACACGGCCAGAGCTAACAATTTCGCCTATTGCGTTTCCGGTGTCACATTAGGTAATGCATTTGATTTTAATAGGAATGGCGTGGAGTACGACGATGAAGAAGTTGCATATGTAAAATATAACTCGCATATGCGCAGCAAAGCCGAGCTATCGGATGTTGAGAATGCTGTGTGTGACGGCATCGTAAAATCACGAGACAACCATCTTCGCATCTCCGCTGCCAACAACCCATTCGTATGGCCATTAGCCAACAGCTACACCATCGGCACCGAGGATAACGAGATTATCGCAGTGAATGCCGCCGCACTGGAGATGTCAGATGCGAAGTTCGGAGAGTTCCCGCTATATGTATTTACCAAGGAAGGCATCTTTGCCATGCAATCCGGAAGCGGCGAGGTTCTTTATAGTGCTATTGTTCCGCTGAACTACGACCGCATCATCAACCCGAACACCCTGGCCGTGAACTACAACGTGCTATACATCACTTCGAGGGGCGTGCACGCACTTTTCTCGAATGAATCAACGCTGCTATCCGAGGCTATCAATGATGCCGCAAATCAGCCCCTTCTGGAGTTCCTGGCAACGGCAAAGATGGCCTACCAGCATAAGTTCGGGGAGGTGATTTTCTACAACAACGACAGAGCCAATGGCGTGTTCAAATACCCGAATGCATACACCTTCTCGTTGGGTGCTAAAGTTTGGGGCACACGCGACTGGAATGCTGAAGGAGATTTATACACACGTGAGCTGCTAAACAACGGCGTGATGATTCAGCAGGGGGACGGATTTGCCATCTTATCCGACATTCACGAAGAGGAAAGCACGGGCACAACGAAATTCCACCTCCTGTCGAGGCCGATGAAGTTCAACAACCAAGAGTTTAAGCGCATCGAGACACTGGTGGCAAGGCTGCAGGCGGACCCGGCAATAGAGGTAAACGTGCAGCTGCAAGCATCGAACGATCTTGTAACATGGGTTACATGCCGTGAAGTCGCTCGTGATACGCAATATGACGTGAATATACGACGTACTCCTTTCTCGGCTCGATACTTCCGCGTATCGCTCGAGTGTACAACGAATGGCGATGTATCCATCATGGGATTCGACTTTGAATACTACATGCGATTCCTGCACCGAATGAGGTAGCGCACAAACGAGTGCACAAAACGCACAAACGAGTGCACATCGTGTTTTAACACCCTACTATGTAGGGTGTTTTTCTGTGCACTCGATAATCTTTCGAGGACCCACGGCGTGTATTTAGAGAAATGTATACACAAGAAAAACCACCCGACAAAGGCGGTTTTTCTCTTCCTGTGCAGGCGGATGAGTATCCCCGCCTCAACGCGTTAGTCCGAAAAATATAAATAGTTCATTATCAACTATTCGCAAATCTCACGCCACCTCACAACACGGGCATCTGGAAAAGCGCGTTGTAAATCGTGGCTCCAACCCTCCGGGCCATCGAACGAATCGCCTTGACTGTACCACCCACCCGTGAATAGAAGGCTACGGTTGGGAAGCTCAACCTCAACGAGGACCCTAAAAGAGTGAGTTGGTACTGCCACATCAGGATCAAACCACGCCGCATGGGAGCAATGTTTAGCCATCCACTCTGCGCCGTCCTTAAATCCCGTCGTAAGGCCATTGTCATAGTCCGCTATAGCCGCAATGGCAAAATCCAATTTATCGACCTCTTTTAGGCGTTTATCGGCATTCTCTACTGCCGCTATTGCTATCTTTTCTTGCATGTTATTGTTTGGTTTTTTCGGGTTCGGGTACTTCAATCTCAATTATTTGCTGCATGGCAGCGCAAAGGAAAGAGGAAAAGGTGCAAACGAACTCCTCGTCGTCATTTAACTGCCGCTTATCCATAACCGTCAATATCGCATGAGTAAGCTCATGATAGAAGGTTTGCTCCCTCGAACTCGTAGATTGAAGAACATCGCCCCTCGAACAGTTATAAAGCCGAGCAATCTTGATGTAACCTGCAGCAACGGAGGTTTCCCCTAAGTTATTGCCATCAATTTTATCAACAAGCTGAATGTCCAGTTTGTTGCCTCCCACATTAATTACCGGCGGTATATACGCTATCATTTCAATTCTATTCTATGTAGTCATTATAAATCTGAATAATGGGATACTCTAATTCGCTATCCTCCATAATAACAATGGCGCTATTCAAATTTGAGTGTACCCCATATCTATCTGCCGCCCAACGCATGAGAGATTGCAACTCCTCTAAAGAAGCCAGATCGACCACCCAGCGTTTTATGCGACCGGCTCTCTCGCCAAAATAACGCCTTTTTACCCATTCAAGTTTACATCCATCTGGTATACGCTTTGGGTCAAGCCCATTGAACGGATATTCAGAAAAGCCTACACCGCCTTCGGTTACTTGCAATATGTACTTCATTTTACCCTAATCATCGTACTCGTCAGCCAACTCTCTTAATAGGGTCGCAGCCTTCGAAGATCCAACATACATTCCATTCGCCCTCAACACGGCTTTCAACTGCTTCTTTACCTCCTGACCATGAATGGCGGATCGAGGATAGCCGAATTGAATAGGCTCTCTCGCCGGAGGCTCATCGCGCATATAGATAGGAGCCCCAGTGGCGTATATATCTTCCAATATGCCGTGTGCAGGGGATTGCTTTTCTCCAACCAAGATCAACGATTCCGCTCTCATAAGCTCTTCTGCTATAGCGCACTTTTCCATGTCCGCAAAAGGATGTTCCGAGCCCTGTAAGTCCTTATCTATCTTTTTCATCTTCTATTAGTTTACATCCTTCTTCTTGTCAGGCTCGGGAATCCCCGGAACAAGCCCGTCTTTCAGGTTCCGTATGAACTCCTCAAAGGGATTCGGCGTTACATCCGGAAGTTGCACATTTCGGCAAATGAAATCATACAGCTCTTGTGCAGCTTCGTAATCCGCCTTGCGGCAGCCTGCATAGTCGAGTTTTGCCGTGAACTCGATGGCGTAACGCAACGCATCAGCCTTCGATTGAAAACTCTGCATGGAGGAGCTGAGCACGCTCCCATTAAATCCCGTCATAGCTTCGTGTTTTTAATTGTTAAACTTTATTGTTTAAGGCGGCCTCGACATTTTCCCAATACCAGTTGCCGAGCTCCGCATCAGTAAGTTCACAGTTGCAGTACTGCTCGCAGGATTGGCACCGTGCGAGTTCTCCTTTTACCGTGAAATGCTTACAGAACGGACACCCAAGCCCGTCGCAGGCTAATCTTTCAGCAAACGCCTTGAAAATGGCATTCTTTTGTTTCTTGGTGAGTTTCATAGACTACCTATTATCTCCATCCCTGATGATGACATTGCGCTTGGCGCGGTCTGCCAGTTTGTCGAGGTTGAGTTGCGCGACCTCTTCGAGCGGCCATCTAAAGCGTTGCGCGAAATGAGCGACAAACCAGAGGACATCGCCGAGTTCCTTCTTAATTCCTTCGACGAGCTCTTCGTTCTTGGCTTCCCCTGCCTGCATGTAGATGTCGTTGTCGCTAATTTCAATCATCTCCTTTCGCACAGCCTTCGCCACTTTGTCGGCCAGCTCGCCCACCTCGGCGATAAGGCCGAAAAGCGAATAAGTGTCGTTGTCAGAGGATGGTGCATTTGTCACCATCGCTTTCTCTTGGTATTCGTTCAGTGTCATAGTTTTTACTCCGTTAAAACTTTCTTAAATCTCTTGAATCCAATCACCTCCTTGCTGGCACTCTCGATGATGCGCTCGATGACCTCTCCCTTGTCCTCGTAGGGCATCCGCAACTCTGCGAGCCTTCGTTGGAATGGCTGCAAGGCCACCAGTGCCGGTGAACGAAAGCGGCCACATGCCTCGTTGTTTCGGTCGATGAGCCGGAGCAACGCCAGCACGATGTTGTAGTATTTCTGACCACCCGACATCCCGACATGCTCCTCGATGGCGGTCGACACCCGGTAATATCGCTCGTTGTAGAGCTTCCCGAAGCCGTCGATGGCCTCATCAAAGACCCGGTATATCTCGCTGTGCGCGTAGTGTGCCGAGTGATGCAACATGCGCAGGACCTTCTTCACGCTGTCGTTTCGCGTGTGCTCGGCTTTCACGGCATCCTTCAGGTCGTAGATGATGCCATTCAGCACGGCTGTGTACACAACAGCATTCACGACATTCGGCGCAATGCGGTCGGCCTCCTCTTCGGTGGCACCACGCCTCGGGCGACGCTCATTCGCCCATGCCGTGCGCTTTATCAATTCGAGTTCTTGGATGGTGTTTTTCATAATATCTTATCTTCGTGTAGATAGCGCGATGGCACTTGTACTACAACTTTGCTGTAGGCGTGAGGCATAATGTCGTATCGTTCATCGTGCCCCATGTCCGTAACGACTATCGATATGCGAAGCACAACGGCTCGCATCCTCCCTCTATGAGGCGCATCGTAATAAACAACATCGCCTACATTGAACCTTGTTTCGATCCTCATGGTTTCAACAATTCTGGATTGTCGTGGATGTTACCGATGACTTTTTGGTCAGGCAAGAAATCTCTAAAAACCCAAGTATGACCGTAATCGGTCGTTCCGTTATCTGAAAAATAAAAGCCACAGGTCGTTTCTACTGCATTATTCCCGAAAACCACACACACATTCTCACGATCGATACTTATGTTGTATTGCACATTCAGCACATCGCCTTCATACATGCCTACCCCGTCGCTGTCAAGCCATCCCGTATACTGACCTACGGTTTTCGGATCAACTTGATGAACGACATAGCATACCTTCCCTTGCTCATCTGGCTCCATCGCTATAATGCAATGGACACCTCCTGCCCTACGATGGTAATCTCCATACACCCACTCGCCATTGTCGAGGCGTTTGCCGCGAAATTTAATCTCTCTCATTGTTTTGTTCCTTGTGTTTCAACAGTTCTTCTTTGCTCGTTGCGATATACGCCGAACCTACATAGTATTTGCTTTTACGGCGATCTTTGGGTCGAACTAAAAATAACAGCTCAAAATCAACCACCTCTACACACTCCGGATCGTCTTCGTGCACCCAAACCTTATCGCCAATATCCCAATCAACTTTTAGTTCCATCGCTCTACTCCTTTTTGCTCCAACCAGCTTTGTCCTTGTAGTAGCCGCTGACCTGCACGACCGATATACTCAACGCCTTATCCGTGCCTTCGAGGCGGATCGAAACATGGTCTGCCAGCGCAGTTACGAAGAAGGGTTTGGTCTTCGGGTACCGCGCGTTGGCTACCGACACCAGTGCGCGGAGGTTTAAGATGAATCCTCCCCACTCCTCGTCGTTCTCGAAGAGTGTGCCGCCCCAACCGCGCAGCAGATCGGATAATTCCTGCTCCTTCTTATTCGTCGGCAGGTTGTTGTAAATGCTTTTGATAACTCTGATCATAATCCTTGAAATTCTTACATGTTGAAAAAATAAATCTGTTATTGCACCACCGTTGTAAACGGAGAAGATCCTTGTCTGCGTGCTCCTTGTCGTAGAGCATGATGTATGCCCAATATCCGAGGTCTCGCAGACGATAGACTCGTTCAAGATCTTGCTCGATCGTGGTGTCGTAGTTGCACAGAACATACACGATGGCTTTGTGCGCCATTTTCTTGAACTTTCCCATTTTGGCGAACATCTCCAACTTCGGCAAGATGATATCACCGTCTCCGTAGTTGTCCCAAGCGAAGTGAATCTCCTTCATCTTGATTCGATTCAATGCCTCGATTTTCTGCGACGACAGCAATCTGGCATCGAGACCTTGATTGAAGTCGACCCACGCTTTCGACTCCGCTAACTGACCGAGAAGGTCTTCCCACTCACGGCACGCGAGGATATTCGGATCGCAAAGCACAATGTTCTTCTGCCCACTCCAAAACTCATCGAGATTGGCAACCTTGACCGATCGCCTACCCTCCTTGTCGCCTACGATGCAGAACGAGCATCCTCTTGGGCATCCTCTCGTTAAGAAGCCGTAGGCGGTGTCTTCTATCCCATAGAGCGAGTAGTCTGGATAGATATGTTCTATCTCATCGGGCAACGATGCACCTCGGATGTCGTACCCCGTGCCTCCTCGAATCACCTTATCAGCATTGATTGGTTGGCTAAAATCCGGCGTACCACTGAATACCTTTGCGCAGTAAACTCTGTCGTATCGCTCGTTGAATAACCCGTATTCATACCATTCAACCGCATCGCCCAAAGCCTTGTGATACGCCGACAACTTCATAAGCGGCAAGTTCGGAAAGTGATGCCCATCGACATCGATTAACCCGATCCTCATGACATTAAAAATTGCAATCGCTTGAACTGTGCTTTTACTTTCGAATACGAACGATTGTTGCGTATCTCCTTCTTGATCTCCTTGTCCTTCCATTGGGCTACCTCGCGCCCGATAGCGTTAAGCTGCGCAAGGGTTTTGTTGTAGCTCTCCTCGATTCCTCGGGGGGGGGTGGTCTGAATGTAGACGATCGACTGGCGCAGCCCGGCGATCCTATCCTGCTCCTTCTTGATCTCGCGGTACTTGGCTTTCTCTTGCCTTGCGACCGCGTCGGTATAGGGACGAACGCCGAGAAGTTCCATTGCCTCCTTATTCAGCGTCCTGATGCGCACCTCACTCTGCCTAATGCACTCTTGCAATTGTTCAACTGTTTTCATATCGCTAAAAATAAACGGTTAATAACTCTCTATCGCAGCTTCGTCACTTGACCTACATTCCCCACCCAATCAAACCACACTCTCAACACCTCTCTTCCAAGGGTGTTGCGAACGACGAGCTCCGGAGTGGCTTCTCCCTCGATCTCGCATTCCGGCACGGCCGTCAAGCCCTTCTTGGTTGTTGCAGCCTGCGCCAGCACCTCATCGGCGATGTTTTGCAGAATTGCCACTCGCTCATGTTCGGAGTAGAGCTCCTCTGCGAGTACCGATATGGTAGCCGTCGCCATTGCGATGTAGGTCTCAACCTTACCGCGTGTCTGGTATCTCAGTCTGTATTTCATTTTACCAACTATTGAAAAAGCGTTTCACAATCCCCGCCAGGCGGCCGAACTGGCAAGCACACCGCACGTAGACTTTCGTGATGGTAACACCCGAGAATCCATCGAATGGCTCACGTCGTATCTCTGATCCAAAGTTGCAGTCGCACCGGTCGCACATCGGCGACCCCGCAACGCATTTACCTTTCGGGCACTCCTGCCCCTCTTCGATTAGCTTCATGGTTATCTCGTTTTTAATCCTCAATCGTATCTTTCCGTACCCAGTATAGTGCCTTCCCCTCTGCGGAACGCACCGCCTCGAAAGACTCGAAGGTTGCGCCCTTGGTTAGCTCATTGCAGACCTCCTCGTAGGTGAGCCGCTTCTTCGATGGTCCTATCTGTTTGTCCCACCTGAGGAAAGTGACAATTCGGCAATACACATCCTCCTTCTCGGAAGTCTTGGGGTTGTCGGCCACCTGGCTGATGATCCTCCGGAGCGTTCTCGCAGTGTGCTTATGAAGCAGCCACTCTGCTTGCTTCACCGTGAGGGGACGAGCTTTGTTGGCCAGCGATGGATGCGCCTGCCTCAACCATTCGACAAGGGCTTCGGCTTCTTCATTTCCCCCCACACCCCCCTTATCAGTATCTACTGTGTGTGTGTATATATTCTTCTTGTCATTCTTAATACATTCTTTGGATGTGTCTGCACTTGTACCGTCTGCTGTACTATCAGTTGTATCGTCACTTGTACCGTCTGCCTGATACCTATCATAGTTAATAATTGATATTGAAGTATATACAGATGTCCGCACTTGTACTATTTGTTGTACCGTTTCGAGTTCATCCAAGAAACGGAGCACCTTTCCGCGGGACCACCCCCAACGCTTCGACAATGCAACTGTCGAGGTGACGACCTCGCCCGGCTCGACCTTCACACGCACCCCCTTAACCCGAATATAGCTTACATGGAAGTTGGCCATCAGAATCAGGTCTATCCATGCTTGCGTCCGCGTGAAGGGCTCGGAGAAGTAATCGGGACTATCGATTATCTTCCGGTGTAGTTTAACCCATCCCTCCATAGCCACAGATCGGTGTCATTCTCCGCTCCACATCCGAGCGCAATATCTTATATCGCCCATTAGGCATGAGCTCGCCACGGAGCTCACCCTGCAGTCGCAACTGACGGATACGCTCGGTACTGATACCAAGCAACTCCGCTGCTGCCGTAGGCGTAAGCCATAGGCGCGGGCACTGCTCCACCCGTTTTGGTTTTCTTCCTGCCATTTGTTCCCCTTATTTTACTTCTTACAACTCCAGGCCCCAGCGTTTGCAGAACCGCTCCATATAGTCTTTATTTGCCCGCTGTGCCTCACTTATCTGGATAACCGTGTATGCATTAATGGGAATCGGCACTACCTTATCAGCATTCAGTCGTTTGGCTAATCGTAACGCCTGCTCTCCTCTTGTTTTGTCGGCTTTAACATCTATCGGCTCTACCATTGCTTGAACTATTTAAGAACTTATTCACAAAATAAACCTGTCCTTTACCCGACACCTTGGTTGTCGCTGATACAATGGATGTTCCATCGGGCTTATTGACGATTGTCTTCTTTACCTCGAAGAGTCCCAACTCCATGGCGCGCTGCGTGGGTTGATTATAGTAGTCGCCACGCGTGCAGAGGTAGCCGTTGCTCCTCAACCAGTGGAAGAGTCTGTTCTGCCCCATGTCTACGCCATTCTGCTTTAAGAGCTTCGCCAGCTCGGCAATAAGGATCGAGCGATCCGAGGTCTTCACGGCATCCGCAAATACCGCTTTGGGCTGCATCTCGGCAATCTGCTTCTGCTGTTGCTCCACGCGCTCGGCCTGCTCGGCCGCCAACCTCAACGCCTCGGCAAAGGATTGAGGAAGCCGCTGCGAAGACTGCTGCTCGCGGATGTGCTGCTCCATGGCATTGAACTGCTCGATAAACTTCACCTTGAACTGCATCGCCTGTGCGCCTGTAAGGCCCATGGCCAAAAGCGAGAAGCCGTCGCGGTTCATGAGGAAGATGGGGCGCTCCTCGCCCTTGGCGTCGTAATAGGTTGTTTCATAGAACCATTTGCGGTGTGCCGGAGCCTCGTTTTCAACGGGCGCAATTTTGCGCCCGTTAGATTCTTGGACGACGGCGCAATTTTGCGCCGTCCCCTGCGGGTCGCCTAAAATGTTGCGAATCGCGCGAAGGATCATCTTGTGTTCCTTGCCGAAAGCCTCGGCCACTTTTAGGGAATCCGTAACGGGCGTTCCCTTGTCGCTCTTGTAAACTACATTTTGAATTAAGGCATTCATGGTTGTAGATATTAGGTAAGTCTTAAAGTACATTGTAGCAGGTGTAGCCCAGCTGGCGCCAATGCCACGCCACAGCAATCGAATCCTCGATGATGCACTCTACGCGCTTTCGCTCCTCCTCGGTCGTCTCGGCACAGAAGGTGTCGATCTTCTGGACATAGTCCGGGCGCTCGTCCTTATCCGGGCGCATGATCAGTGTATAGTCCTTGGGAGTCATGCCGAGTGTCTTCAACAGCCACAGCTGCGTCTTCTGACGAACACGCTCCGAGCGTGAGGTGCAGAAGAAGATCTCGCATCGGCGGCTCAGGTGGATGACCATGTTGCAGACATCGATGATCGGCTCATCATCGAAGGAGTCGTTGTAGAATCGCTCCCAATCCACCGGAGTACAATGCAGCAGCCTGCCTCGCTCGCCAACCTTTGCTATCGTCCCATCGATGTCGATAACAGCAATAGGACGAAGATTCTTTTTCGTCCGTTTCATAACGCAAAGGATTTAAGGTTTGGGCTGCTTGCGGCGGCCGACAAAGAGGTGGTCGATGCCGACGGCAATACCGCGCCCGAGGAACTCGACGACTGCTGCACCAACCGCCAATAGCGGCGTGCAGGTCTCGAAAGTCTCAACATAGCGATGAAGAGCCGTCTGCGAATGACCGTGAATTTCCACCCGAAAGAAGTCGGGTTCTTCGAGATCGAGTCGCAATACCTCTCGATCAGAGAGGATGCGATACTCATTACGAGGTGCAGTCTGGTTACTATGCTTCGCCAGACCACTCTTGACCTGATTTGGCATTGTTCGTCAAAAGCGGTTATGTTAGTACACAAGGAGGGCGTACCCCCTTTTAGTCGCCAAACCAGCACAACTGCGCAAGCAGAAGTGGAACAGGGATACGCCCAATGCGTACTATCTACTATGTCTTGATTTGCGCTATTGCGCTGATTTGGCAATGCAAATATAGGCGATTCGTTCGAAACCACCAAGCCCTGAATCCTATTTTTTTGCATTGTCTTCATTGTTTTGTCGTTTTATACCGTAGGTATAAGGTTATTTTAATTTGTTCCGTTTTCGGAATGGTTTCCCTTTTTAATTATCCTTCACTCTGCTGTCTTTCCAGTCTCTCCTGCCTATACCTCAATCGTCTTCGTTCGTTGTAGACCTGCATATAAGCTCTTCCTTTTTCGCTTTCACGGTACTTCTTTGCGTTCATCCTATTTCGCTCTCGGTACCCCTCCGAGCCTTTGTGCTTCTCGTAATATGCTTTCGCCTGCGCTACCTTTCGTTCCCGATTCGCCCAATAGTTGCGCCGCCTACAAAGTCTCGCTCGTTCCTTGCGCTCCTCGGGTGTGAACTTTGGCTTGGGGCCTCGTCGCCTCGGACGCTCCGGCATCGGTGCCTGGACCGGCTTGGTCTCCTGCGTCGGCTGCGGCTCGGGCAACCATTTCGGGGAGCAGGCCTCTACCGGCTCTATCTCCGGCGATGGAGCCTGCGTCGGAGGATGATAGGTCCGCAGGGCGAAGCACTCCTTACACCACCCGAGGTGGCCATCCGGCATCCGTCGGTTTGTCGGAAACTGCTCGATGGGGAGCTCCTGCCCGCATATGATACATACCTTCTTCATCGTATTACTCTCTTTAGTGGAAGGAGGAGGGGTCGAACCTCCATCGCTGCGCTGCGGAAAACGAGTATAAATCTGACTTTAACGCTTTTTATAGATTAGATTAACAACGCATCGCTCTACCCTTGAGCTATCCTTCCATGTGAGGGGATTTGAGATGCACCCCTCGTGCATCCGATGTCTTTCCATCGAGTTCGTCGCGCAGCTTTACGGTTGCCTGCGCCCGCACCCTCCGTCTTTCCGGAGTGTCAGCCTTGGTCGGCTTTCCCAGGATTATCACAGTAATCGTTTTTCAGCGGCCACTCCTTGATGCACCGACTGCGAGGGCAGTTATCGGTTGTCACGGCTACGATTTGCTGCGAGTTCCAGGCGCAGTAGAGCGCATCGCCCTTCATCATAGCATAGATGCACGGAGCACCCAGCGCATTCGGACATCGTGTTGGCATCGTCTTCTTCGTTTAGTTTGCGGATAGGGTCGGACTCGAACCGTACCACCTCCCGACAACCACACCGCCGGGCACTCTGCCTGATGAGCTACCTATCCAAAAACCCCTCCCCAAGGGAAAATCGGTAAAAACCTCGAGGAGGGGACAGCAAAGAACGTCGGCGATTGTTTTTGCCTGCTACGCCATCGCAGGGGTCTTTCCACTTCCGTAATAAAACAGCTTGCACGCGCAGAGGGATTCGAACCCCAACCTAAACAAACCAAATCTAAGATTGCTACTTACCCATGAAAAACTTATTCACTTCGTGAGCCCATGCCCACATCGCTGCGCGTGTCGCCCGTCATCACGACGGTCTTATCCTTAGTTATGGCACAAAAGGTTCAAAAGAGCCGGGTGCAGGGGGAGGGTGAAAATTCGAGACTTATTTGGAACTGCCGTAGAGATAACCCCCGCACCCGACTTGTCTACTTCTTATTCTTCTTCTTGCTCTTCTTCTTTTTCGGGGCGTAGTCCGGAGAAGACGGGAGAGGCTCCTCATCCGCCAAATCGATGATTGAATCGCCGTCGATATCATCCACGGCAACAGCCTCAACAGCTGCCAACGACTCACCTTCCGGCTCATCCACTTTAACAGCCTCACCTTCCGCACACACCTCGGCGATGATCTCGCAATCCGCCTTGTCGCCTCCTGCTGCGGCATCGTTTGCCATAACAACCAACACACGGAGATTATCATACTCCTCCTTCAGAAGGTCGTAGTCGTGGGCCAGCTCGATGTAAGCCTTCTCCTGACGCTTGGCATCTGTCTCTGCAGACTGCAGCGACAGAGCCAATCGCTGGGCCAGTGCCTCGGCCTTCTCGAGCTTATCCTGCGTCGCCGAGGTTTCCTTCTTCAACTTCTCGATGAAGGCGTTCAGGTTGCGAACCTCCTCGCAATACTCTGCATTCTTCGATCGATAGGTGTCAATCTTGTTGTTCAAAGCATCACGACCCTTCAGCAGCGCCTCATATGCGCTCTTCACGTCGCCATACTTCTCTGCCCACTCCTTCTTCGCTTTGATGGTGGCCTCATTCGCCTCCCTCAACGATGCGCACTCAACCTGCAGTTCGCCGATTAACTTTCGGTACTCCTCCCTCGGGGTGGTGTTTATTCCCAGGAAGAAACGCTCTTTCAACTGTTTCATTTGTGTTATTCTTTAATTGTGAATGATTCGTTCTGCGCTCTTTATTGTTCTCTGTGCCTCCCAGATTAATCGGTCAAGCGTAAAGAGCCACGCCTGAAGCCTCGCATTATGAAGGCGGATTTTCCTTATCATCGCATGCCTGTATTGATATACCATCCATTCGAATCTCTAACCTCGGGTCTACGGCTCGCAGGTGAATAATCGCAGCCCCTAATGCCTCCTGGACATTGCGGCCCAATGAGACCTCCGTCATCTTCCGAACCTGCAACCCGCGCCCTACCCAAATGTCCACCCGGTACTTGCGGTAATCACTTATTGCCATCGCACACTCTTATAATGACTGTTACAACGCGCCCAGCTAAACCCAAGAGGTATGTCAGGCTCCACCTTGATATCCTCCAAAGCGATGACGCCTTCGGGGTGCCGCTTGCGTATAATCTCCATAGCCTCTTCTCTGGCCTTGCTCGCCCAGGCTGATGTCAGGTAGAACTCCTCCTTGAATCGCTTGCCATGCTCCATGCCTACGGCCGTGATGTAGTATCGTTCCCCTTTCATGGCCTACGCATTTATGAGTTCTACATGCCCTACGCTCTCCTCCGAGGACACCAGCCTCTCCTCGGTCGCGCGACGTAGAAGGCCGTATCTCGTGCGAAGGTGATGCTTCAACATCATTCGAATGCGGAACAACCGCTGCTTGGGCTTGAGCCAAATGCTCTTCACCTCGATAATCATAATTGCGTTCTCGTTCATTGCTGTATGGTTTTAATTGGTTCGTTCCTCGATTTTTAGTGTACCGTCACCCAAATGGTCTTTGTCGCCTCAACAGCCCCCATCTCTCGGGCCCTCTTGCGTATCAACTCCGGCTGATCCCCCTCTGTATGGTAGTTCAGCGCATTGTCCACCGTGTCGATGCTGCAGCCAAGGCTCTTCGCTATCTGCTTCTTGTACTCCGGCGGAAGGCTCAGGTACTTCTTCTTCTTTGGTACTTTCATTGTTTTTATTTTTGTATTTCAAAATAAATCCCTATATTTACGGCAATACTTTTTGCGTTCCGTTTCTTGAACGGCTTTCGTTCTGTTTTCCGAAGGCAAAGATAGAAAACCGCTCGGTAATTCCAATAGAAAAATGCCATTATTTTCTATCGGTTTTTCTTATGGAAATCAAAAGTATTATTAAACAACTGATTTTATGGATGTTAAAAGTAGATTAAAAGCTTTTCTAAGCTACAAGAATCTTGGGCAGAAAGCCTTCGAGGAGTATTGCGGTCTTGCAAATGGGTATGTCAACAACATTCGACGCTCTATCACCCCAAGCAAAATACAGCAGATTGCTCTGCATTTCCCCGAGCTAAACACCGGTTGGCTTTTAACCGGCGAGGGGCAGATGCTTAAACCGCAAACCGCAAACAGCGTGTCGGTGGGGAGCGTTTCGGGCAACGGCAACAACTTCGTGGCCGGCAACAACAACCACGTAGGAGCAACGCCGGAACCTCGCGTCGAGGATGCGGAGATTATCGAGACTTTGGAGGCCATTCCGGTGATATCCTCGGATCAAGCAAAGGCAACGGATATTGATGTGAAGCAGCTGGTACTATCGGGGTCCAAAGAGGTAAAGCGACTCTCAATTTGGGAGTTCTTCGAGAAGTTCGGCGAGTTCGATGCCATCTGCCCCACTTATAGAGACTCCATGATACCGACCTATGTTCCGGGCGACTTCCTGTTCATAAAGTACAGGCATGTCACGAACGACAGCTATATCAAGCAAGGGCGGTACCTGCTCGACACGAAGGACTATGGAACCGTACTCTGCCTTGTCGAGGACATGGAAGACGGCACACTCGAATTGTCGTTCCAGAACTCGAAGAAGTACAAACCGATGCGGTTGAAAAAGGAGGATGTATTGTCGATTGCCGACATCGTGCTGATGGTACGCATGGGAGATATGGCGTTTGATGTGATGGATACAGCGCAGATGCAGCAGCAGCTTGCCATCAAGGATGAGCAGTTCCGCCTATTGATGGAGCAATATAACAAAACCGGCGACCGCGTGAACCGCGTCATCGACCAAAACCGGCAGCTCATCGACACGCTGATTGATAAATTGAAGAAGGAGTAAATAAAACCTAATACATAAAGTTATGAAAAGATTTCTGTTTACCTTATTGACATTGGCCTGCATTTGCTCTTTCGCTAATCCTACGGCTATAGAGGTGTCAGCATCGCAGCCTGAATATGTTTACATATGCACGGGAGGATATGCTACAAAGTATCATGCGAGACCCAATTGTCGTGGATTAAACAATTGCAAGGGAGAAGTCAAGAAGATAACAAAAGCCCAAGCCTTGAAACAAGGAAGAACAGCATGCAAAATATGTTATTAAAACGCAGTATATATCAACAAGATTGTGAACCCGATTAAAACCAGCAGATATGAACGAGCCACAAAGCCCTATTACAATGAACGATATTCTTGCCGTGTTTAAGAACGCAAGAGACGAAAAGCGATTGAGAGAAATAAAGGCAGCGGTCGTCGCCAGCCAATATCCTGACATGTTGCTCGTAGATCCCGAGATTGCATCCGGCATAGAGAAGCAAATCGATGAGCTCATAAAGGCCGACAAAAGAAAGGATACGCAGTCTAATCTCATATACAAGCAGAACGGCAAATACAAGAAGCGCAGCGCGAAACGAGCTCCCGCTACGCCCGATGCCATCGACGAAGAGAAGATTGACACCACATACTTCGGTCGCGCCGGAGAGTGTGCCGTAATGTCGGAGCTGCTTTATCGTGGCTATAACGCCAATCGAATGATGATTGATGACGGAGTTGATATCATCGCTGCGAAAGACAACATATACTACTACATTCAGGTGAAGACAACTACCATAAAGAATGGCAGAATCTATTGCAAGATCGGTCTTGGCAGCTTTGATAGATATAGCAACATCAACAATATGATGCGCTACATTATTGTTGCAAGATATAAGGAGCATGGCGTGGATCGCAACATGTTCTTCACATTTACTTCGCAGGAAATCGAGCGAGCGGTATATGACCGCTGCATCTCGCAAGGCGAGAATGGCTTCAATATCAAGATTAAATTCAACGAACTGGATAACGCGCCAATTCTTTACGACGACAAAGAGATGAACATCTCGTGGAATTTGAATAGATTTAATTTATAGGACCATGAAAAGAGTGATTATCGTATTTGCGTTCCTCATGTGGGGAGCTACATTGTGCGTATGGTATGTGATCCATCAAGAAAAAAATAGGTATATAGTCACTAATGGGGTTGTGTTAGATTTAGAGAAACAACGGTATATCAAGGTTGGCAAAAAATCTTGGGAGAAACTAATAGAGACAACAGACGAGCAAATTGAGCAGTTCGGAGAAGTTGTATTCGAAGACCATGATTACAGATTCCTCAAGAATTATTGTTGGCTGTCTGATGACGAGTGGGACTATGCGGTATCAGCAAAGGGGTCTGGCAAGGAAATTTTTGAAAAGATCAAAGCTCGCAGAAAGCGTAAACTGGCTGAAGAAAAGGCGTATGATGAGATTCTTTCTATATCTATTGATGATATTTCAACCAACAATTATTTAGGATACTTTAAGTTTGCCGTAGATTCAGGTGGGGAATCATGGGTGAATATATTAGCCAGACTAAAGAGTGGCGAGCAAGCGGAGGATATAGCGAAAGATATTAAAGAGGCGGAGCCTTTTTACCGTAGATTTAGGTAATATGACAGGGGAACAATTACGCAAAAAGATAAAGTCGAAAAGACGCAGTTTTAAGTCGGTTGCAGAGGCTATCGGGGAGACGCCGCAGAACTTCCAGAACATGCTCAATGCGGCCGATGTAAAGTCGGGCACCTTGGAGCGCATAGCGGAGGCTCTTGGCGAGCCTGTAGCGTACTTCTACGAGGAGTTACCAATTGTAACCATGGAAGACTACGCAGAGTACATAGCATTAAAAAAAGAGAATGAAATGCTCCAAAAAATGGTGACCGAGAAGGAGAATCACCTCCGAGAATTGCTCGCCACTTTACGGACAAAGTTAAAGTAGAATATCAAAATTTCTGGGTTGAACCAATAAATAAACAGACAATCAGTATTTTGCATTTTCACAGAATTAGGTTTTGGGACCAGAAAGTCGCAGGTTCGAATCCTGTCTCCCCGACAAATAGCCTAAAACCCACATTCTGTATCAAACGGATGGGATTTAGGCTTTTTTCGAAAGCGCAACAAAGCCCAAGTTTGCGCAACTATGCGCAACTAAAAATGTTAAAATAATGTCAAAATTTTTGCCGGCATAACCCCTCAATGTGAAAATTTATGGCAACGGTTTCAATTTATCTGATTACCACCTATCAAAGAAAGGATGGTACCTACCCGATCAAGTTCAAGATTTCATACGGGAATAGTCGCGCTTTTTACATTCCCACAAACATCAGCGTGCGAGAATCCCAATGGAATGGCAGCCGGGTAACTGGTCAAAATTCAGCCATGGCCAACGCGAAGATATCCAACCTTAGAACGAGGATAGGTGTCGCGTTAGAGAAGTGCGCTCCCAAGCTCAAGGGAATGCCTACGAAAGAGGCTCACAGAATTTTCGAATACTACCTCAACGGAGCAGGTAGTTATTCAGCCAATGAGTTTATTGGATTCTTCAAGAGCGTCATGAACGCGAAGGACAAGAAGAAAACCTCGCAGCTCTATAAACTGGCGCTTGGCAAATTGGTAGAATTTTCCGAGGGAGCTCCGTTGTCGTTTGAATCAATCAACTATGGGTGGCTCGTTCGCTTCCAGTCATGGATGACTCGCGAGGGATTATCACCTAACACGCAGGCTATATACTTTCAATGTATCCGCAAGGTATTCAACGAAGCAATCAACGAAGATTTAATCTCGATGGATATCTACCCCTTCCGAAAGTTCAAATTTAGAAAGGAGCGTACTCGAAGAAGATCACTTACCGTAGAACAACTTCAGTTATTCAGAGACTATCCATGTCTACCTCAATATGAGCGGTATCGGGATATCTTCATGTTGATATTCTATCTGGGAGGTATTAATATGGTAGACCTTGCATTTGCCAAAGACATCACACCAGATGGCTATATAGACTATAGGCGTGAGAAGACGAGAGAGTATTGCCGTATTAAGGTTGAACCGGAGGCTATGCGTATCATAGAGAAATACCGGGGCAAGAAATATGTGCTGGACATCAATGAGCGATACACCGATTACCGGACATTCCTTGGGCTAATGAACAAGGGGTTAAAGAAAATTGGGCCAATAGACATTGTCCCCGACAAGCTGAACATGCTCCGAAAGTACAAGCATAAGCCTCTCTTCCCGGATCTATCAACGTATTGGGCTCGGCATACAGTGGCCACCATTGCGGTGCAGCTCAACATCCATGAGAAGGTTATCGGAAAGATTCTTGGCCACGCCGACAACTCAATCAATGGGTGGTACGAGCAAGTCTATCAAAAGCAGGCAGACGAGGCAATGCGAAAGATTATTGACTTTGTGGCATCTCCTCCAGAACCTCAGATATAATCTCATCTGCGACATGCGGTGGAGTATCATCATCAAGGTATGATAGTAGGTTGTAAGCATCAAGATTCATGGCATCGACAATTATGGGTACAACAAATAAATTCATGTATTGTGGGCCAAAGGTCTGAATTCAAATCGCCAGTTAGATATGCCACAGCCTCCCCAGCCAATGGCATATCATCGGTGTCTGCTATATCATCGACCAGGTGTCTCAACTCATGCTCAAAGGAGTTTAGGAATTGAGCGGGTGAGGATGTAAGCCCAACGACCATCACGCTCTTCCGGAGAGCCTTATTAGAATATGTGAGTCCGGTATCGAGCTTCCCCTTAGCAAGATGTTCTTTAGCCTGCAAAAGAATATCATCGGGGCAGTATATCTCCTCTAACGACTGAACAATATCATCTATGTGGTATGCAGTTACAGCAAAGTACATAATCACCCCCCAGTCGATCTTTGAGATATACAGCTTTACAGTTCTCATAGCATCTCTTCCCAAAATATCGGCCTGCCCGAGCCTATGCAGTCTGCATAGAATCTCGTAAACGGGAGCCCTTCGTATCCATCAGGATCGTCGATATACTCTTTAACGAACTGTGCAAGGGCCTGCTCGGTGCGTATCGTGCGGGCGTGGTCAGCTCGAGCCATATTGGCAACATATACAGCATCGTACCCGACATTGTTATCGAGGTGGATGTTGTGTTTTTCCAATATGCCATCGAGCTCTTCCTTGCTCATTGGTTTGATTTTTTCCAGCTTTTCCTCCGGCTTTATAGCGCCCTCCGGGACTGTACTCATCATGGATACCGCCCAGTCGCACATCCGCTTCGAGAAGTGCCATTTGTAGTTTGATAGATATACATCCATTGCAGCCGGCCTCCGGTCATATGCATCAAGTCTATTCATACTCTTCAGAATAAAGGAGAGGGCCATAGGCCCCCTCCGGTTAATAATTAGCGGCCTCCGGAGCCTCGAACGCCCCGTCGCTCACCGAAGGAACTGTCGCCCCCTCGCATTCCGACACGACGCTCATCGACGTAGTCATCTACAATCTCTCCGTGAGGAACCCAGTTTCCGCGTTCGCCGTAGCCACCGTCTCGATATCCAATTCCTCTGGAATCGTTATCTCGTCGACCCATGCTACGTTCACCGTAACCGCCACCGCGTTCGCCATACTCTCCCTCCAGTTCCTCCATCTCCTCGCAGATCTCCTCCATCTGCTCTTTGAGGGCGCGCGCCTTTCTTTTCAGGCGTTCAAAATGACCACTCTCGTCATCTCGCATTCTTAGATATCTCCAGCCCATAGTTAGTCTTTTTTAGGCTTCATCGTCTGGTACATCTCCGCCATCATCTTCTTGATTTCCGCGACCTCCTCCTTGATTGTCGAGAACTCCTTGGCGCGTTCAGCCTCCTCCTTCGCCTTGGGATTCAGAGCCACCAGCATTGAGTCGCATAGCTCCACATTCTTCCTGTGTCGCTCCACTTCGCTCAAGGCTCGTTGGCTGGCGCTTCTAAAATTCTCAATCTCGGTCAATATCGCATCGCGATTCTCGCTCATAACGACGCCTGTTTCGCCATAGTCAGCCACGGAGAGTTCCGCTGGAACATCCTTAAAAGTGACGGTCTGGCTCTCATTCTTCACCGTGATATCAACGATATTGTTGGTCTTCGGGGGCCACAACGCCTGGAGCGTTGTGTCGACCTTTTGACGCAGTGGCGATACGGTTACGACCTCGTAAATCACCACTTGTGGAGTTTTCTTATCAAGCACATACAATGGCGTGCCTGTACGTAGATTCTGAAACATAGGTTAAACTTTTAAGTTGATTTTAGGTTGTGGGGTCGGTTGCTGCACCTTCAGGTGCCGCCGTGCCGGAGGTGAACTCCAAGAACCGGATCTCGCCTGTAGCCTTATTGATATAAGCCAAACGAGCCGCAATACTTGACACATCACTACCGACAATCTGCGTGCTTTGGCTGTCGAGCACCGGCACTTTTGTAGTACCTGCCGCTGCACCTGTAGTAGCAAGTGTCGTCTGCCCATTGTGAGGAATCACAATCGTTACGGGCAAAGCCTCGCCACCAGCAGGAGCTGATGCGTGAACCTTCAGTAACACGAGTGCTTCACACGGCAGTTGAGCATAGCAGTATGGGTTGATACCATAATCGACGCTCTCCTCGGTTACCTCGACAGCGTTTGTCGAAAGCACATAGATACCCCCTGCATCCAAGCGAGGAATCGAACCACCAAAAGGTCGGAACACCTGCGGATTCGGCATCCACCAATAAGGATTAATCATCGTAGGGAACATAGTTACCTCCTTTCCTTATTGGTTAGTAACTACCACAACCACATCCGTAGCCAGAGAACTGAACCGGCGTGCTGTACGACACGGGGATTAAACCACCCATAGCGGGGGTGTAGGGGACCGTAATCGTAGGCGGCTGCTTGCACTCGATAGCAGCGAGACGCTGGCTCAAATCGGTGAGCGAAGCCTGCACAGGAGCTATGGCCTGGCCGACGACACCGGCCGTGAACTGATTCTGGTGCTCAAGGTTGAGCTGCGTGGACAGCGTTGCGTTCTTCTCGCGAAGAGCATCAATCTTGTCGAGGAGGTTGGTCTTCTCCAAGGCATCGATGCGCGAGGTGATTGCAATGGTTTGATCCTTAATGGCACCCTTCACATCGCAGAACCCTGACTGCATCTGAGCCTGAATCTGATGTAGCGCCTCCTGAACCTGACCAAACGAGCAGCCCAACTGCGTCGAGAGGTTTTGGATCGCATTGGCATTGCCCTGCAATGCGCTGGCGAAATACTGTTGAGCGCCGTTACCGTCACCGTTCCAGCCGCCATTACGAAGCAGGAGCAAGAAAACGAACCACCAAGCGAAGCCACCTCCGCCCATGCCGCCCATGCCGTTGTTCATAGCCATCACGAGATTCGGATCAAGGCTCGGCGTGCTGTTTGCCCCATCGGGGAATACAATAGTTTTTTCCATAGTTTTGTTGTTTTAAGGTTAAACATGCGTAATCTTTGCGCGCTGACTACGATGCAAAGATGAGAACTACGGAATGGCCATGAAAGCAATTACTTGCAGGTTATTTGCGAGTTTCTTGCGAGTTACTTGCACCCTTCATTTGGGAAGAGTTTAACGAACTGCGATTCGACTCGCTTGTAAATAAACTCAAAAGACCGGAGCATACGCTTATCATCAATGGAGGCTATTTTCTGGCATACGGCCTGACGGCTTATGCCGAGTTTTTCGGCAATATTGCGAGGCGACATACCTGCACGAGCACAGAAATAGGCCACCATTTGACGGGCATTCACAACATCGTCGAGTCGTGATTTGGATTCAATGAGAATTGCGGAGATTTCAGTTTCCTCGGCTACGAGGTGCAAGACCTCCTTGTAAATTTTACACATATGTAGCGCATTTTGATATAATAATAGGTAATGGCGGATAGAAAGGGGCTTTTTATTCGCCCTTCCGTTTGGTATGGGTACAGTCATCCCACCATTTGCGTGAAATCACGCAAATGGTACCTATATAATCAAATGCGCAGGGTTGCGATGTCACCCGACCGGAGCCCCGAGTGTCGGGCGGATTCCGAACGGCTGATTGGTCTTTGGCTGAAGAGCCGGAGGCATTTGACCCGAACGACCGAGAACCGGCGCAGGGTCGTGGCCTTCAAAAGAATGGTCAGAGAAAGGGTTGTGAGGATGGGCGAAAACAGTTCGCCTTCCTCCTCTGCACCGAAGCACCACCCATCATCCGCTACTACGACCGCAGGCTCGCCACAAACCTTCAGGTCATGGGCCATCGGAAGCAGCAACGCGATGATGAGGAGTATTTCGATCCAGCGTCTCATCAGAATAAAACGACGATGAGTTGAATCACGGCACCACCGGCTATGGTTGCCACGAGGTCTGCCCAGTCAGCTTTACGGCCATTGCTTTCGTCGATGACCTCTTTGAGGATGCCGGCAACGATGGCCGGAGCAATGCAGGCCTCCATACCGAGGGCAATGTTGAAGAAGGCGGCGATGACCAAACCTGCGATTAAATGCAGGTACTTGTCGGCCGACAGAGCGTTGAAAAAACGCACGATTTTGTTCCAAATCTTTTTCATATATAATTTGACCTTGAAAGTTGTATATAAATCAACGGAAAAGTTGTACTATGCGACCTTTTGAAACGAAGAGCCCAACCGCTGCCAGCAACACCCAAAAGCCTCGCATCTGCGTCTGCTGCCACCATGTCAGCTCGCGCGGAACCTCGACGATCTCGCGGATGGTCGTTAGATGCTCCTTCGTGATGTCCTCGACCATGAACTCCATGTTGACCTTCACAGCGATAGGCTGCTGTTTATTCATCAGCGCGTGATGCAGCTTGCCATCACTCACCGTTGCCGTAGATATTGCTGCCGAGGTCTCGATGCGACTCGTAGTATCGGAGGTGATGTTGTCTACTCGCTCATCGGGCAGGTAGACCTCAACAGTATCGCGCACCTTGACGATGCGCTCACGCACCTCCACGCGCACACTATCCGTTGTGCCGGTGGCGATGTGTCGGCATGGGCAACAGGCGAAAGCCGTCAGCATGGCCAGTATGGCTATACACAGCCTCATCTGTTCAGCCGATAGAGCGTCCAGCCATCATCGATGTCCGACATGTCAGGCTCGATGCCATTCTCCACAAACGACATCGCAGCGACGATCTTCTTCATTTGATGACTATTTGTTGTATCAATGGTCGATACATCCGCAACACCGCTCCTCCTCGTCACGGCATTGATGTACGACCTCGTGTCATTCTCCACCGGCGGGGCCCATCGATTGATGTAGTCGGCCAGCGTCACGCATCCGTGCAACTTTCGGTAGTTGTCGAGCAGTTTGAATGCGGCACGATAGCCATGCGCCATCGTCTCAAACTGCATAAACGCATAATCTTGGCTCGGGCGAATCTCTCCCAGCCACTTCTTGCCAGTGCTGATGCGGATGTTCAGCGGGTTGTTGTTGCGATAACCTCGTGTCATTATTCTGCGGATTTTAGAAGTTTAGCACTGCCAAATGGAGGCTTCCGCTGCTCGCACCCTATGCACACACATTTGTACACCTTGAGCACAGCGACCTCCGATGAGAGATCATCCTTCTCTTGGCGCAACTCGGTGATGGTTCGATACAGCTCATCTATCTTGGCATCCTTCTCTTGAATAATAGAGAGCTTACGCTCGGCCAGCTTTTGCCATTCTTGCGCAGCCGATGCGTCTGCTTCTATCTTCTTTGCTCGTTTATTCTCGCCGATGTAGAAGATAGACCAGATTCCGCCTCCTCCTATGAGCGTCGATGCGAGTGCCGTTATAATTGTATTCCAATCCATATCTACTCTATAATCACCATAATTTTATACACTACCGAATACCCAGAGCCTCGCAGTCGGCATCCACCTGCGCCTTGATGCGGTTGCGCTCGAGGAGAAACGTGCGGTACTGCTCGATCTTACGAGTGGCCGTCACCTCATCGTATACGCCCAGTTGCGCCGCGTTGTATTCGTTCACGAGCTTCTGCTCATAGTCGCTCGGCCACAGCTCCGCAATGACCGCCTGCGTAATCTTATTCGCTGTGAGGGTCGGCCACACCGTGACCTCCTCACACGCCCACTGCGTGATGGGTTGACTCTCGGGCATCTCCATCGCTACCTGCTCAATGTTCCAGCGGTAGCGGTATGCTCCGTTGCCGAGTTCACCCAGCACCTCGGGCTGATTGTCGTAATATGCTTTCATATCTTATTCGTTGTTTTGAGGGATATAGCACAATCGAGTCCCATCGCCCCACATGCAAATCAGAGCGGATACTCCACTATTATAGGCGTTAATTGCACCTCCTCCTACCGAGGGATAGTATTGGTTCTTAATGAAATTGTCGCACCACTTGGATGACGTGCCACCTCCAGTTGTTTTTGGCAAAAACTCACCCCCGCCCCCGAATACAACATCAGTAATAAAGCCCTCAGATGGACAGTCCCCGGCATATGTAAACCCTTCGATAGATGTATCATTAAATAATGTTACATCGTCGGTGATATAATATTTATCTTCCGATATAATTAGCCCGTCAAATATAGATGTTACTGAACCGAAAATATTTTCGATCCCTCGATATCTGCATATTGGATTCTCAGACCAGACGGTGCCATCCTCTCCGTAAGCTGTATAGTACACCTCTCCGGAGAAGTTACCAAGAGCATCCGTAAATCCACACGGAGCTACTGGATTGTAGCCATTATAGCTGCTTAAATTGTTGAACATAGTTAATCCAGTACCAAGCCCACCTTGCTTATATCCTTCAGATGTAAGCTCATCAGTGAAGTTTCTTTGCGAATTTCTATTGGCATATTCGATTAAATACAACCATAATACGCTTTTGTAACAAGTATACGTCAATATATTCCAAGCAATAGAACCTCTTGCTCTTGCGGAGGTTCTCAAGGAAGGTCGAGTTTTGCTACTAACAGGCCTCCCCAGCAGACTGCGGTAGGTATTATCCCACCCTGCGGTGTTATTACCGCCTCGATAATCAGGATCGAGGTTCTTCACCGAGCAAAGTTTATTGCTCGAGCGTTGCACAGTTGCCTCGTAAGCCGAGATGTACATCTTCGGCACATAATGATAGCCCGGTAGCGGATATTCCGAAATCTTCGCGCGGCGGATGTTGCCGTCTGTTTCAAACTTTCGATAGTGATCGGGCAGCTCCACCATTACCTGTCCGCGTGAACCATCGAGGGTGGCACCCTCCCAGCTCGTCACCGGCAGGTACTCGACGACATTCCCATCATCATCGAGCAAGCACCCCTTCATGCGGTTCTGGATCGGCAACTGCCGATGAAGGGCCATGTTACCGATGCGCGTCATCGCCGGGTCTGCCACCGTCACATTCCACTCCACACCATACATAACGTCGGCCTCTGTGTTTCCTTCGGCCCAATAGCGTTTGATGATATCGAGAATATTATTTCCGTTCTTATCAATAACAGCCTCCGGAATTGTAATAGGATAGACATCCTTGCCCGAGGCGCGATCCATGAGATGAATCGTCTTATAGTACGGATTGTCAACTTCGCTACGGGGAGCATCTCCAAGGTCTTCGATGTCTGATTTGAGGGTCTTAATAGACTGCGTATGCTCGTTGAGCTCTTGCTTATGTTTCTGCAATTCTTCCCCTCGCTCAATATCATTATCAATGCGCTCCTGCTCTGCGGAGATTCTTTGCTGCTCCGCCTCTGCACGGATGGCTTCCGCAGAATCCCTCTTCTGCTCTGCTTCCTTACGCAACGTCTCATTCCCTCGTCGAACCGACTCATCGTACTCACGATTCGCCTCGCTACTAACACGAGACTGCTCTGCGGCCACACGGCTATCCTCGGCTGCTTCGCGCCTGGATTCATTAAGATCTCTTTGATAGTCCGCAGATGCTCGGCCACTCTCGTTTGTTTTTCGCTCCTGCTCGGCGACTATGCGGGCATCCTCATTCTGCTTTCGCTCCTGCTCGGCTGCTTCACGGCTATTCTCGGCTGCCACACGACTACTCTCTGTAGCCACACGCTGCTGTTCAGCCTCCTTCCTACCCTCTTCCTCGCTTCTTCGATACGTCTCAAATGCGTCACGATTCTCCTCATTGCGGATGCGATTCTCCTCCGCCAGCACCCGTTCCTCTTCCGATGTTTGCAACCGGCCAAGAACCTCCTTCAGCTCATTTTTAACCTCCTCGGAGCCTACCAGGAACTTCACTGTCGCCTCCGGAAATTTGTCTTGAAATGTTTTATTAACGTCAACCTCCATGTTACTCTATTTTAGTGATTACGGATGGGATTATTTCAAATACAGGCACGATGGGTGATTGTATGGCGGATTCTATATCACTCACCTCGAACTGCACATAGTACCTTCCTTCCATGAGGACGGTAATTTGAGGAGTGAGACGCAATACTACATACCCTTCATCATCCGCATCGACCACCGCAGCGTTATCTCCCCAGCTTCCATTTTTATAGGTGTATTGCTTGAAGACGCTTCGCTCCGTCAAAAGCACAATGCGCAAATCGTATCCTGTAAAATTCTCGAATACGGTACCATCATGTTTCAATAGTCGCATCACAAGCATGATGTTATCCCCCTGCCTATGGATCTTATCTGCGTAAATGCAGATTCTGCATTGCGTTTCGGTCATTGCTAAAAATGTCGTAGGGTTCTACCATTCATGATGCCTCCGGAGAAGCTCATGATATTACGTTTTGCGGACTCAGCTCGCTCGGAATAGAAAAGTTGCAGATGGTCATTGCGCCCCGAGAACCACCAAGCCAACATGCGATATTTGAAGTACGAGAATACGAGTGTGCTTACAACCTCGGTAAACGCATCGCGATTCTCGATGTCGATACCCCATGCGAGGCGATCGTCATAGTCTGAGAAAAACGAGAGTCGGTCGTTAAGGAGCGATGCAAAGTATGCCAGCTCTGTACTCAAGGCCTCACGAAACTCCACCTCACGGTCCGAAGTGAGCGTATAGTCAGCATAAACAGCATCGGCGATATCCGGTTGTGATGCCCGCAGAGCCGAGAAGTCTATCGACGCTTGGGCCACACAAGCGTCGAGAAGGCTTTGGATAGAAAAAGATATCTGGTGTATCATAGTTGCTGTAAATGTTCGGTTACACGTGCCGTAGCCAATTGCGCAGCGGTATCATTCATCGAGGAGAGTGTCAGCTCGGCGCACTTCCAGGCTACAATATCTATGAGGTTCGCGGGGTACTCCTCATCAACATTAGGACGTGGGAAGTACCGAGCATGCTCCAGGGTTGCGTAGGCACCGAGCTTTGAGGAGTAATACTCCAATCTGGACTCCCCGTCGCATATAGCCACCACGGGAAACATTTCTCCACCACGAAGTGTAGGATTCGCCTGCTGCAAATACTTCACATCGGTGTCATACATGGGGTGCACCACGGGGCGTTTCCAACCCTTCACCTTAAAGGACAGCAGCCGTAAAAAGTCAGACGGAAGCGGTAGTTCGCCACTCCCATCTACATGTGGGGTAAACCCCTCCTCGGGCAGTTCCTTGCCGAGACCGAGGGCTGCGAGGGGAACAGCGCGAGCCACCCAGATTGCAGCCTCAACAAGGAAGTCCGCCACGGGGAAGAATTCAAGGTTGGCGTCTCCGGATTCCGGATACACCTCATCTACGCAACGAAGCGATTTCTTTAGGATATCGTCCCAGACGCCCAGCATACTATCTCCAGTTCGGGAATATCACGTTAAAACGTCGAGCAGCCTCAATCTTGATGTCGCCTGCCTTTGTAGCCTCAAAGGCCTCGCCATGCGTCTTCTGAAGCCACAGCTGCGCCGTAGCAGCCGAAGTTACAGACTCTTCCTTGATGGCCGTTGCCGGGTCTGCGAGATAATCCTCGATGCTTTTCTTCTCCTCTGCAGGCTCGATTATAGGTTGATCTTCCGACTTACCCTCCTCGGCGATGTAGAAGATAGCTCCATACTCACGGTGCTTTTTCAGGCCCTCTATAACCTCCTCGTTGGCCGTAGCATAGATGCTGTTGTCGATGCGCCCCCACATCACCACCGGCTCAAAGCATACGCGAACGGTTCCCTTCGAAGTGTTCACGAAGGTGGTGTATTTGCGATTGTGGCGCAACTTAAATACAGTCAAACTTTTCATACTTCTTTGCTTTAAGTGTATGCTCGGGATGCCACAGACACCCCGAGCACTCAAACACACACTAACCGATGATCAGACCGTGGGTCTCGGGATTCGTCACCTCCAGCGTGAACGACTCGTCGATACGACGATCCTTCGAGCGCTGAATACCCGACTTCTCAAGGTCAAGGTCGTAAACAGTCAACGGACGCTGCTCGATACGACGGAAGTTTGCCGGGTCGATAACCATGGCCGCGTTTCCATAACCTACGAGCTTGAAGGCATCGTGCTTCTTAGCGAGCACAAGACCCTGATTCGTCTCAATCTCATTCCAGGTAATGCCGAACTTAACCTTCGTCTTGCCGGCCTCGAGCTGCTTCTGGAAGGTGGCGTTGTTCGAGAGCGACAGACCGAAGTCCGAGCCGTAGAACATCAGGCGAGCCTCCGAGCCGTTGTTGCCATCGAAGATTTGAGCCAGAGCCTCATTCATAAACTTCTCGGTTACACCGGCATCCGAGTCGCTATTCGTGATGGTATGGCCAACCTTGCGGACGAAGCCATCCATCATATACTTACCCTTGCCGGTCACGGGATCCATGAAGAAGCGCTTCGAGCCGAAGAGCATTGCCATCTCGCTCTGCATGCGGAAGTCGTACAGCGCCGACTCCTGCATATCGGCCATACCCCACTCGGTCTCCTTCTCCTGCAACTTCTGGAAGTAGGCCTCCGAAACGGTTGCCATGTTGATCTGACAGTAGTTCGAGTCGTAGGTAGGCTGCGAGATGGGATCCTCCGACTTGGCCGTAAGCTGGTCTTTGGCAACACCGACACGAGCCAGGAACTGACCGGCCTCAAGAGCAGGGACTGCACTGGCGTTCACGGGGAAGACCTTAACCTTCGAGGCGGCACGATCGATAGTTACGATGTGCAGAATCAAAGGCAACGAAGCGATCGCACCCTCCGATACCTTCACGGCTTTGGCATCAGGGCCCGTTGCATTGTAGTTGGTCAGCATCAGGTTGCCGTCTACCGACAGCATATGCGCTGACGTCAATGTGATTTCTGCCAGATTCGGAGATTCGACCTCAGTGGTCGTAGTTTTCACTGTGCAGCCGAGCGCACGGGCCACCACCGAGGCATACTTATATTCATCCGAATCCGTCATACCCTTCGGTAACTCACGCGCAACGGTATCCAGAGGGAACTTCGACGGAAAAATCTTCGTCAGACGCTTCGAGAACGAAGATTTGTCTACATCGGGCTTCTGCGGATCGTCGGTCTCGGAGTTCTTCAAAGTAGCGGGGACGGTACCCTGAATCGTCTCATCGGCCGTAGCACCTGCGAAACCCGCAAAGGCCATCGTTATACCCGACTCACTACCGAGCAGGTTGACAACTACGTCGGGCAGAATATGGTCGAAGACCATGCCTACTGCCATAGCCTCGGCTACCACCAGGAAGCCGAGGAGCAAAAATCTCTTGTTGTTTTTCATTGTGTTGTTATTAAAGATTAGTGTTACTTGTACCAGTTGTTGCGAGCATTGCTACGTTCGATGAGCTCGTCCATGAAATCCTTCTGCACGGGAGGCTTGGCCGTTACGCCCGCAGCACTGCCGGGTGCCGGAAGCCCATCCGTCTCCTCCTGCTTGCGTTGACGCTCAGCGTCTATCTTGGCATTTTTTCCCTTGATCTCGCCCACGGTTTCAGCTTCGGCCAGGTCGCGCTCGTAGTTGCGAGCACGACGGAATGCAGCCATGGTGTCAGCCGTGATGCGATTCTCTACAATGCCGCCAAGCAGCTCATCGATAAAATCACCGATGGCCTTCTGCTCCTCCTCGGTCACCTCGTTCTCCTCGAAGTATTTCTTGATAACCTCCTCAGAGGTCTTGAGGTTGTCGGCGAGCTTCTTGCGATAATCCGCTGCCTCCGTCTCGCGTGCCTTTCGGGCTTCGCGTGCCTTTCGCATACGGTTAAAGTCAGGGTCACCCTCCTCGGGGAAGAATTCAGCCTCGTCGACGTTGTTGTACAACGCCTCGGCAAGCGTCATCTCGGGGTCCTCGGCCAAATCCTCAACCATGTCGAGGAGCTCGGGATGGTTGATAGCCACCGAACGGAAGGTCTGCTCCGCACCTTCGAGTTGCTGAATGCGCGCATCGCTCGACTCCAAATGGTCTGCAAGCATGCCGTCAAACTCCTCGTCGCTCGAATAGGCCTTCTCGGGGAACTTCTTCGACCAATAGCTTTTCACGCGACCCACAACGGGAACCTCGGGAGCTGCGGGCGAACCCGTAGGCTGCTCTGCGATCTCCGTAGTCACGGTTTCCTCAACCACGGTCTTCTCTTTTTCGTCTTTTTCCATACTCTTTTTGTTGCGTTTCGAGAAACATTATTTTTCGATGATAAATGTATTTGTTTATTTTTTATTTGTATTATCAATTTGTATATGTATTTTTGCAGAAACAACACAAAAAAATATCACAATGGCACGGCGTTCATCTTTACGCGCTGTCCGGGATAGGACAAAAGAGGACTGGAGTAACATTATTCGACGCTACGACGAGCTCCAGCGCACGGAACGGGCAGACAACAGCAAGCGGGCTGACCACATCGGAGTTGGGTACTATTACGAGATTTTAGCCGAGGAATTCCGATTGAGTAAAAACTACATCATCAAGATCATCTCATCGCGTCACAACCAATGATTGCTCTTGGGGAACAGAACCGCATCCTGCAACTCAACAACGAACGCAACGCAGAGCTGTTCGCTCCCTATGACCCGTACACGGGTGTCGGTTCTCCGATTCCAAGAGAGCCATTCTACATCTCGAAAAAAGATTACATCCTCCTACCCCACTATCTCTTCCGAGCTGAATTCATTAGTTCCATTCGCGACGAGGGCTCACTGGAAGAGTACGCCGTCAATCACGGAGAGGATTTCAACTCGCTCTACGACTTCCTCAACGAGATTCGCACGCAATACGATTTCGAGTATTGGGCTGCAACATGTGCGCACATTCGCGACCGCGAGTCCGAGAATCTCGTTCCCTTCATCCTGCGTCGGCCACAACGAAAACTATTAAAGGTTCTTGTCGAGGACTTATTCAGCAATAAGCCCGTGCGCATCGTGCTCCTCAAGGCCCGACAATGGGGAGGTTCTACGCTTGTGCAGCAGTTCTTCGCCTGGATTCAGATATTCCATCGTAAAAACTGGAACTCCGTAATCGCAGCGCACACGCAGACCGCAGCGCAAGGTATCCGAGAAATGTTTGCCACGATGGCCGAGGAGCATCCAAAAGATGTCTTTGACGTAGAACTTAAGGCATACGCCGGTACACAGCACACGAAGGTACTGCGAGATCGAGGATGTATCATCTCCGTGGGTTCAATCATGAATCCCAATGCGCTACGTTCAAGTGCCCTAAAGATGATGCACTGCTCCGAGGTTGGTATGTGGAAAGACACCCCCAAGCGTAAAGCAGCGGACTTCATCACCTCAATGAAATCATCCGTTCCCCGTATCCCCTATACTTGCATTGTGCTTGAATCCACAGCCAAAGGCGTCGGAGATTACTTTCACAAGACGTGGCTGGAGGCCGAAGCCGGAGAGAGTGGATACACTCCGGTATTCGTTGCATGGTTTGAGATGCCGGAGTACTGGGAGGCTTTCCGCGACGAAGAGGAGAAAGTACGCTTCGTGCAATCCATGACCGAGAAAGAGCTATATCGCTTTGAATGCGGAGCAACCCTTGAGGGATTAAAGTGGTATCGAGCTGAACGCAAGGAGCAGCCCTCGGACTGGATTATGCAGGAGGAGTTCCCCTCGACACCCGAGGAGGCGTTTATCTCCAGTGGCCGCCTGGTATTTGACTTGGGGGATATCCGGCAGATGCTTCAGTTCACCTCACACCCGACATTCGTGGGCGAGTTATCTGCGGACGCGCTGTATGGGCCAAAGGCTATCGATTCAACATTACACTTTACACCCAATATTGCGGGCTCCTTGTTCTTATGGGCAATGCCCGATAAAGAGAAGAACATCCGTAACCGGTATATCGTATCCATGGATATCGGTGGTAAGAGCGACAAGGCGGACTGGACGGTTATCTCCGTCATTGACCGCTATATGCTCATGAAGGGAGGTTACGAGGAGTGTATTGGTACCTGGCGGTTTCACCTCGACCAAGACCTCGCGGTATGGCGCGCCGTTCAATTAGCGAAGTTCTTTAATAACGCCCTGCTCGTTGTCGAGTTCAACTCGCTCGATGCGAAGACAACCGAAGGCGATCACACGTTGACCATCCTGGATGAGATTGTGGGCCAATACTCGAATATCTACTACCGTGATGATCCCACAAAGGTTCGCGAAGGCCTTGCACCGCACTATGGATTCCACACTAACCAAGCATCGAAGCGTGACGTCATCACGCAGCTTGCCCGAAGACTCCGCGACAAGACCTTCCTCGAAAACGACAAGCGTATGCTCGACGAGTGTGCTGTATACGAGCAGAAGGCCAACTCGGCATCCTTCGGAGCACTGGATGGATGCCACGATGATATCCTCATGAGCCGAGGTATTGGCCTGAAGGTATCAACAACCATGGAACTTCCGATGCTCATCGAAGAGCATAAAGAAACACCACACCCGGCAAAGAGTGTGGTGCGTACCCAATCGAGCTTCTAACTATCGAGCAAAAGCCTGTTGTAACATCTGCATAGCTTGAGGATTGGCATTCTGGCCCGCCTCTTGCGACACCTCCCGCAACATATTCGGGTCCATGGGCTGCCCTGCCTGTTGTTGCTCTCGCAGAGATTTGAGTTGCGCGAGCATCTTCTTACCGAACGGCAATGTGGTATGCTCCAGGAAAAGGTCTAACGGAAGACCCATCTGAACCATCTGCATCAAATACTCATCAATGCGCTGGCGGAATACCGGAGCATCCATCGACTGTGAAGATACAAGCGAGTAATCATTAGCGATACGAGCCGCCTTCTCGGGGATATACTCACGGATGGTTGCCGCATAATATTTGCCCGAGAGTGCGAGATGGCGCGGTCGGTTGTAATATTGTATGAGCACCTTGAGGAGTTTCTCGTCGCGCGCTGTGTAGAAGTCATTGAGGCGATCAAAGAGCAGCACAAAGTTCAGCATGGAGTTCTGCGCCTGCTGTGCATAGAGGCTCGAAGGAGTGCCCGACTTCGATACCTGGCCTTGCAATGCTCCCGAGAGTCCGCTAATCTCCTTTGCTTGATTCATATCAAAGTTCAGCAAATCCCAGATACCCAGGTTCACCGAGCTGCGCGAAAGGATCGTCGGCATCTCAACGCCCGGCTTCGGAGTGTAGAAAATTACGCCATTGATCTTCATCAGCTCATTTACATACTGTCTACGATCCATACCCTCAACGGCTGACTCGGGTACCATGAGCGTATTCTTGATCGAGCCGGCAAGAATAGCGTCGAGCATCGTGCGCTCGCGGTTAATATTCCGTTGCAGGTCGATGATGTCCGAAAGCATGGACTTTGCCTCGCCATCAACCAGTGGCATCGTAGCGAATACATACGGATGAGAGCCGTGTTTGTAGGGCGTCTCCGACTCGAGTAGGCACACACCCTGAGGCGTCAGGTACTTCACGCACCAATATTCCTCAAAGTAGCGCTCCATTTCGAGCATCGAGTCTGTCACCTCATCCTCCGAAAGGCCTGCCTCCAGTGCCTGCTGCAGGCGACGCTGGTTCTCCATCTTTGCTGCACGCTCATGGTAGTCGAAGTTTTCAGTATACTCCTTCGGGGGAAGAGCTGACGCTCGGTCATGCACCCACAACACCCAGCGGCCTCGTTTCTCCCATACCTCGATGATGCGACACTTATTCTGCTCCGTGGTGTCAGTCCAGAAGTCCAACAAGCTAAGGGCTTCTTTTGCTGTCTGATTATACTCTTCACCAATCTTCGAGCGATGCTTGAAGAGTTCCCGCAGGGTCTCCTCGTCATTTGATGTCGCCGCAAAGTTAGATACAAGCTCATCGATGGTGTAGCTGTGCAGCTCCGAGATACGACGCAGGTCGAACATACGCGGGTCCTCAACATCCTGATTCCAGGCTATGCGATTGAAGTTTACATACTGGATAAATGCGTCGGTATCATTTTTCTCGGGCCACTTGGTGTAGGTAATTTTTCCCACGGAAATGCCAGCCGAGCAGAGCGTGATAGCGTGATTCACATCCAGCACCTGCGTCTTATTAAGATCAAGGTTGGCCTGAATGGTATTCGTGAGCATTTCACCTAACTCACTATCCTCATCGCGTCGTGCCTGTACAACAGTCTGCGACTTATTGGTAATCATCTGGCCAAGGATGTTTCGCACGAACTCCTGCATGACGTTATTCTTCAAAGGAGTGAGACCGGTACGCGAGATGAGCTCCGACTCCTTAATCATTCCGTCTCCCTCGGGGTCCTGGACATAGTCATCCCACTGATGTCCATTCATATATCGGACAAAGCGCGCATGCTCCTCACGCTTGGAACGCAGCTGACGCCAGTCATTCTCGCAGGCGTAAAGCAGACGCATATTCTCCGTTCGGTCTTCCTCCGAAGAGCGTATCTGCGAGGATACGCTCTTCGGGGCTTTCTTCGTTTTGCTCTTCGAGGCAAGGGCTCGAAGGCGTTTTGTCGTTACAACTTCCATATACTACTGTTTAAGGTTTCTGATTCCATTCCGTAACTACCGACTCCTTGAGTTTAACAACCTCTTGCAATGTCGAAGCGTAATCATCAGCAATCTCCGAATAGCCTTTGAGCCTCTTCTCCAGTTTGTGAATCTTTCGAATCCTCCGAGGGAGCCCCATTGATGTGATTCGAGCTTTAGCTTCTGATGTAAGAGGCGTCATCTGCTTTCTGTCGGATCGTTTCTCTCCCGAGGCCGTTCTACGAGCTGCTAATAGCACCTTCTTGTATTCGTCATCAAGTTCTTCGAGCATCGGCACCGTAATACGCCCCTGCAGGCTCTTTTCATAGGCTACCCCAAGTATCTTGGCGTCTTTCATGGCGCGGTAGTTCTTCGCCCACATATCCAACTTACGCTTGACGGCTCGGTCTCTCGAAGTGAGGTAATCTCTAAAGATGAATTTATAATCGGAATCGCTATACGCCTCTTCTATTTTGTCCGCCTGCTCTGGCGAGATGGCATTCATATACGCCATTCGTCGAATATAATCGTGCTCGCTTTCGCCTTCATTTATTGGAATGACAGCAGCAGCTATCATAGACTTCGGGGCGTTTATTAGGCGCAGGATATCTTCAGTATTAATCGATAAGTCGCGAATCATTCCCTCTACGCCCTTCCATACATTCCCTATCGTGCTCAGGTCTACATTGATTGACATATTCGACACAGCGTTAAGAGCGAGGTGGAATGCTTGCCAATCTACCTCTTCTTCCTCTTCGCGGAATCCTTGAATAAACCTTTCGGCATTCTTCCACAGCATATCGATGTTTTGTCCAAGCATAGTATTGAACTCATACCCATCAAGAATAGACTCAAACGTAGCACCACCAACCCCATTGCGGAAGTATGATGCGACAAAGAAAAGCAACAATTTCTTGGCCGAGTATTCATTCAAGCCGTCCTTATCCTCATCGTCATCATCAAACATAACAAGTGACGTGGCAAGCATTGGCGATATCTTCCATAGGAAATTGAGGCCAAACTTATAAGTCGCCCATTCGGCTATAGCTCGCTTGCGAGCCTCGCGAACCTTCATCATCGCCTCTTCCTCTGCCTTCTGCCGCAATGTTGGGCGTGTAGCGGATATGCGATTTTCTATCATTTCATCTGAAAGTCGCTTGCTGAAATCGGGCTCAAGTTCGTTTTCAGCCTTTAGATCGCGGCGCATCTGATTCTCGAGACGTGCAACCTCGCGCTTTACCTCAAGCTCGTAACGCCCCTTTCGCTGCTTGTCATCCATAAGTTCCGTGCGCAGATAGTCATATGCCAAGCTGGCTTTGCGACCATAGGAGCGGTTTGAATTCTCAAAGATTGAGGTGTAAAGTGACACAAAGTCTTTTAGGCGCTGTGCGGGCGACAAGAATGCATTAAGCGAAGACTGCTGTGTCTCGTTGAAAGCAATCGCAGCACGACGCTTCGCCAGCTCCTCCGCCTCAACCTTGCCCATGCCCTTCTCTTGAAGGCGCTCAACCTCATACTCATATACGGATCGTGCGCCGATGCCGCAGACAAAGATGTCAACAGCGGCGTTGGCCCACATGCCACCCTGCTCGATGAGCTTCTTCTGAATCCAGCGCGTGACGAAGTTGGTCCGATACATCCACTTTGCAAGTCTTGTAGCACTCAACGATTGTATACGCTCGTCGCCGGCATGTCTCTCGCGCCAACGCTCGCGGTATGTAGGTATATTCTCCATACACCATTTAACCACATGGATGCATCGCTTCTCGCCCTCCTTCTTCGGCAAGAATCCGAGCGAAGAAATGTTCCTCAGAAGACGCCCCCAATACTTCCATGAAGTGCTATAAGCTACAAATGCGGGTAGTGACAACACCTGCTTAGCTGCGGTAAAGAACCGCCACGAAACTTTGCCTGCAGCAACAAGGCTCTGCATACTCGAGATCACCTCATTAAGGGTATTGGTTCTTGGCTTGAAAGAACCAACCGCCAACGCTGCAGATAATTCAAAGCGATCGTAATTATTCAATTTCTCGTTGCCCGCTATATTCTTCTGTGCATTCAGCTGCTCCTTGAATGCTGGGCTGTTGAGCAAAATCTGCAGGTTGCGAACCACGGGAGCGGTAGCAGCAAAGTGATTCATCTCGTGAACATGGTCCAACATCAGACGGAGAGGGTTCTGTCTAATGTCTATGGCTGTATAGCTCTTCACGCGCTTCACCAACGCACTGGCTGTAACGGAAGCTTGGACTTTCGATGCTACATCGCTCTTAATCTCATCAAGGTCAACCTGATCCTTGCGGAGGTTCTTCTCCAAACGGCGGACCGGGAAGTAGTTCTCATTATTGTCAAGCTGAGTCCCATATCGCTCTAAAGAAGCACCGTTGTATCGCTGCTCACGCAAATCAGAGAGCATGTCTACCGCAAAGTCCATGAATTTCAATGCAACACCTCCGCCGTTCATATCCTTGTCAAGCATGTCACGCAGGGCAGAAATATCATCCTTAGATAGCTTCATTCCCTTCGTAATCGTGGGGAGGATTCCGGGCTGATCGGCCATTTGCACGAGGTAAGTTGCATAACCAATAGTCATCGGTACCTCCTCGACAGCAACGCGACCAGGGCGTTTACGATCCTCATTGCTCGTCTCATACACATTCGAATGGGTTAAGATATACTGGCCACCATTGTTTGCGAGCAAGGGTCTATCGAATAAATTGGCCAATTCATCAAGATTCTTGAATCCGAGTTCTTGGGCTTTGTTTAAGATGCGCCCCTCATCAACATTGTTGTACGATATCTCTCGGTTTTGGCAAGCCATAACGCCATCTGCGCCCTCAATAAGCGTGTCATATAGGAATCCCTTTCCTGCTATAGCATTAATAGATACAGACTGAACCATATAGACGAAGGAGTAGTAATGTTCCTTATAGAAGCCCCAAATCGACTGGTCTTTCTTCTTCTTCTCTATAAGTTCCTTGGGGACTCCCTTATCGTAAGCCGTTACAACATTTCCTACACGGATGTCCTCCATGGCGCGGTTCAAGTAATCTCGACGATACTCGTCATCTGCCGCCAATTGGCCCTTTCGAGCATGTCGCCCAATGTCGATACGCTGACTTATGGCTATCAATAAGTCCCCAAGGCTTTGAGCAATCTGCTGCTTGACTTCGAGGCGCTCGCGTTCTTTAGCGCGTCGAGTTTCAAGCACGAGTTTGCGCTCTTTCTTGAGTGTTTCTTCGGCTTTGGAGAGCTTCGGAGCATCTTTGATTTTACGATACAACTCTTTGCTCTTCTCGGATAGGCGGTTGATATCAAGGCTAATTGTAATATAAGCATCCTCACTATCTGCCACATCCGACCATAGAGTATGCCATAGCATAAGGTCTTGCTTATCGAGTACATTTACCTCCGTGTTGTTGTCGATAAACGCCGAGAATGCCTCATCGCCCTTCGTCGATACGAGCACCTTACTGCCCACAGTGAGGCCGGCGCTGTCGTATGCCGGAGCCGGTTTCTGCATCTTATGGAAGCGACGGAACACCTCGATGGCTGCTCGTGTCTTGTCGTCGACGCCATGAGCAATAGCGATACCCATCGAGGTGGTTGTCTGCACCTGGATACCCATCGTCTTCGCCAAGAGTTCTTTACGATGCTTAATTACAGCGTTGGCAATTTGATCGCTCATGCGATTCAACGAAGCCTGAATAGACTCCTTGCTGATGGAGCTGGTAATCTCCTGAATAAAACGACCGGTATCGAGGAATTTCTGTAAGCCCTCCTTGTCTACCTCCGTCTCAAGAGCCTCGGCAATCAGCGTAGCTATATCCGAATCATCCTCCTTGGCTTGATGCAACTTTTTCACTAAGGCACGCACCGAACGCTGCAGGCGGTTCAACGACTGCAAACGCTTCTCTGCCTCGGCGGCTTTCTTCTCCTCCTCTGTAGGTTCAACTTTCTCGGCTGCAGGAGCGAGAGGCTGCTCGCCGATGCTAAAGAGTATCTCGTCTAAATCTCGCCCGACGCTATTATCTCGTCGCAGACCTTGGCTATATTCACCCCGGAATCGGTTATAAAATCCTTGAACCTCTTCTTTGCTTTTGGCTCTTCCGGCTGCGGCGGAGTAATCTGCTTCTCCTCTTGCTTTTCTGTATCCATCTCTAAAATAATTAAGGATTTTTTCTACAATCTCATCCCTCAAAGGTAATGAATCTTTGAATGTTTTAACAACATCATGAGCGTTTTTTTCGCCCATAATACATTCCGCGAGCAAATCACCTAACCTTGGGTATCTTGCTCTGGATTGGATTGTATATACAAGGTATTCCTCGCCCTTTTCAGCTGCAGATTCATAACCCCTCTCGATCTTATTGCGAACGGAGGTCGTAGTGCGTTTGCAGAATTCCCATAGTTTCTCTTTATCGCTGTCGCTAATCTCGAGGGTTTCAACAGCTTTATGGCCATTCTCGTGCGCCAATATTCCAAGCCATTCGCGAGAACTGTTGAGTGTATCATCATTACTAATATTATACACCGACATCTTCGAATCTGCTACATAGAAGCCAACCGCCGACGACACCTCATCAATAAATGCATCAAAGGTGACAAATTTACGATACTCATCAGGGAGGAGTTCATAAGCCTTTTTCACCGAATCGGGATCCGACGCATCAACAATAACCGGAGTAGTAGGCATAGCCAAATTGCTGGACATGCTGGACATATACCTCTCCACCACATCCAACTTCTTGGCACGGAAAGCCTTCAGCGCGGCTTCGTCAGTCTTATCTAACGCATCGTACTCGGATGACAACTCTTCGAACGCGCTATCGTAGGCGTGAATAAAGGATTTATCCGCAGTAAGCTGCTGATCCATATGAATGCCCTCCGCAGGAACAGCACCCAAATCGGTACCACTGACAAGGTCGTACAGTACGCGGTCGGTAACCTCATCGATACTCTCGAACTTCTCAATACCGAACAGCTCCTTGCCGACCCACGACCAAAACTCTTGCAGAGCCTTGCGCATGCGGTCGAGGAGTTTGTGCGCTCGGCTCTTCTTCACGGAATCGTTGCCACCCTCATCAAGGATCTGCTGTGCCATAGCCTCCATTTTCGCAGCATTGTTGCGGCCCGAGAGGCGGCTCAAGGTTTCAGAGGCAACCTGATTGTCGTTGTCTTTGATGTTGGCATAGTTGGCATCGGCCACAACCTCATTCCACACAGGTGTACCCTTTAACAGCTTCACGATGCTCTCCCAGCCCTTCGGGTTGTTCTTCATCATCGCATCGGCCCAGATGTGGGTGTACTCATGAATGGGAGTGTTGGGATTCATACCCTCGGGTGTGAGGTATACCGTCTTACCATTTGTCCAACCATAGACAACGCCATTCGGACGGCGGTAGAACATCGGCTGCCCCTGCATCACACTTTCACGCATCGAATCGGTAATATCCACTGCATGCATCGTGCGGCCGGCCTCTTCGACATAAGGGAGGGTTACCTCGCCTACTGTTGCTCCCCATTTCTTGCCATACTTACGCATGAACGAGGGAAGCATTTGGTCGTAGAAGGCATGCATACCCTCGCCGCCAATGCGGAGACCGTCGCCCTCGATCGTGGTTTTTCCGTCTTTGTTTTCTTGGGTCTCCTTAACAATTGACAATGCGACTTCCTTTCCAACGAGCTCAGATAGGCGCGCCTCGGAAATTCCTCGTTCCTCAACAAAGTGGCTATCATCCACCGTAGCCACATCCAAATCGTAGGTGCCATTCTCATGGCGTTGTGCCTCGATATAATCAATGCTCTTACTCAAATTGTATCGCTCCGCCTGCTGATTACCCGTTGTCCAAGCAACTTTGTCGTAACCGTTCTCGGCTGCATAACGGAGCATTCGTTTCATAGCCAGCTCCCCAATTC